AATGATTTGCCCGTCGCCTCTGGTCCAGCGAAAGAAATGATTCGGTCTTGAGCGATACCACCAAAAATCGAACCACTAATCAGAGCATTTAACGCGTAACAACCAGTGTCAATGAAACTGGGAATATCGTTAGCATCTCGCAGAATGACGGCATCGGGATTTTGTAAAGAAGCGATGAGTGAAGTTATGTTGATCACAATTAATTGTACCTTAAATATAATTTCTTTTCAATTTATGAATCTTTGTCAAGAATGGGCTCGGTTGGCTTTTTATAATGAAGAAACTGGATAATAGATGGAATTTCAAGAAGAACCTGATCATTCTCTGTATCTCTTTTCTTATAAAATTTATCAAAAATCCAATCAACAAAATTGTAAATTGTTTCGATGCTAACCACTACTGGAATCGAAACAATCCATGTTAATGCAATAATCACAATTTCATATTCACCGAGATTATTTTTGATCAACTTGTTTGTTAAAATCTTATCCACCATCGCTGCCACAAACACATAGAACCAGCAGGATACAATCACCACACATATTATTGTTAGTATGTAAAGCATTATTGAAATAATTTCTCTTTGTCAAATAAAGTTTGTCCAGAATATCTGCTTTTCAATGCAAAAATCAATCCCGTAGGTTTAGTCGTTGGTTGAATACCACAAATATCTTTAGCACATAAATTAGGCAATATTCGACGTATCAGAGGAAAGAAAAGAACTGGATCAAAATGAAATCTAGATGCCGCCCAAATTGGTATTTTGATTCCTAAAAATTTACAGAAAGGTAAAATAATAGGCGATAATAGAGTTAAAAAGAACTGGTTGCGACTCATACAAAGAAACCTTCCAGAGTGGTCATCGGTTTTAGGCTCCATCGAGCAGCTTCTACAATGAGTTTCAACGGGTTCTCAAATGATGATTCGTATTGCAAATCATAATCGACGAATTGATGAAGTCCAAATTCTTTAGGCAAAATATTAGAGAAACTGATAACGTTTGATTTGGTAATTGGATTTGTCTTCAAATAAACATATTTCAATTTATCACCATTTTTGATTTTCGGATATCTCATGCCGAGATCCATTTTTTCGAGTAAATGGTTGAAAACCAAAGCACCTTTCACTTGTATGGGTGTACCTGATTTGTATATGATTTGTGCATCATGGTATTTCAAAAGATCCGAAACACCTCTAGGCGACCCGATTTCTTCTGGGTTCAATTTATAAAAGCCTTCTTTTGTTTCTTCCACATATTCATAGAATTTTTCTTTATCACCAGTGAGATAAATCGTTGCTGCTTCCTTCATTTTGTCTCTGCAATACTTAGGAGCAGTGGCTTTAGCAAACTCGACACCAACATATTTCAATTTAGGAGAAGGATATCGAACACCTTCATTATCCAAAACAGATAAAATGTATCGCTTTTTGGCATTCCAAGACCCGTTAATAGCAATCGATTCCCGTTTCATTTTGAATTCGGTAGTACCATTGATGACATCTAGCATCTTCTTATAACCAGCATCAATAGCAGGTTCGATTTTGCTCTTAGCGAAACCATCCAAAAAATTCACAATCTCTTCAGTCGTGGGTTCGGGTTTGTTAGATTTCGCCAATGCTTTCTTGTATCGATCTACAACGGTTTCCATAGCCAAGTAGACAGAATCAGTATCGATATAAAGAATGTAATCAATATTATCGGTTCTAAAGAATGCATTCAAAAATGAATTAATTTCTACAGCGATATACTGAATTACAAATTGGCCAGTAATTGTAACTGCCTCAAAATTGTCTCGATCATAAAAACGGAACCAAGTAGATCCAGTAATTCCAAACAAGCTGTTGAGGCTGATTTTGGTTGCCTGTTGATATAAATCAAACTTGACCACTTGTTGCTTCAGACGTTGACGTTCTTCTATCAATTCCTGATCGCTTAAACTTGAGTAATTAATTGAATTAGTTCCCATATTTCCTATCCTAATAATCCACGTTTCGCCATCTCTGCTTCTATTAATACCAATTCTTTTTTGCCAGATTGAGCCTGAGCTTTATATTCCATACGTTTAGCAAAAAGATCCTCCAATACCTCTTTAAAAAAGCTTTTTTTATCTCTTTTATAACAGACCCCATTGGCGGCAAGAGATAAATTATGCTCCAATAAAAATTCCTTATCAAATTCACCTTTTAGCATACGTTCGGCATTCATACCACCAAATTTATGATTGGTCTGACTCAGAGGGATTTTAGTCTCCGGACCCATGTTCAAACTCATCATAATAGTCGGGTACAAACTAGTTACGTCAAATGAAACAATCCAATTATGAAGACCGACAACAGGTTCTTTTACATATGCCCCTTCAGAGTGTTTATCTTCATCCACATAACCCAGAGATTTCCTCTGTGGCACCACGATCTTCTTTTTTAACAAGAAGTTCATGATTGAATTATCCAACATTTTGTTGGGGCTAAAGACATCTTCAAAATTGATTTTAGCTCGATAGGCGATAACGATTTGAAGCTCAATCAGGCGTAATTTCTCTTCTAATTTCTGAACCAATCTGACGTCATGAACGTTATATTCGATAAATTTCTGGAAATTCTCTCGATGCAAAGTACCTAAATCTCCCACCTCTGAATAATCGATTTTCCGTTCACCAAGCTCAGATTCAGAGATAGAATCAAGTCGAAAACTCTCTTTTGGTGTAGACACATTCTTTCTGTATAACATTAACAGATCTAATTGTGCGATACCTGCAATTTCATATACCAATTGTTCACGATGAAACTGATGTTCTCTCTTCTCACGGACTTGACCGATTGGACTCAATTTCTTGGCTCCATCTTTACCAAATAAACGAGTTAAACGATTAATCAAGTATGGAAAATCGTAAATTTTGATATTCCAACCAGTGACGATATCAAAATCAAAATATTCCCAATCCTTCAGAAATTGTGTAAGCATGGCTGCTTCGGTGGAGAATTTATGATATACAATCTCCTCAGTTTCAGATATAAAATCACCACATCCATATGCATGATATTTTTTGTGGTGATTCGACCATAAAGTAATAGCAGTAATAGCTTCAGTCGCATCGACTGCTTCAGAATAACCATCGACATTATCAGTCTCAATATCAATATAGCCAACGTGGATTGCATCTGTATCGAAAACAATTTCATCAGGATAATTTTCCTGAATCCAAGACGTGGCAAAATTCAGGTTGCCATAGACTTCGAAACCATCGATTTCCTCATTTTGTTTGATGTATTCTCTGGCTTCCCTGATAGTATTGATTTTCCAAGGCTGTACCGATTCCCCATTAATAGTCGCCCATTCACTTTCCTTATTACTTCTTAGATATATGGTTGGGGACCATATGATTTGTCTGGCTACCCGTTTGCCATCACTGTAACCTCTGACATGAATAAAGTCGCCAGAAGTGTTAACGCTAGTATAAAGATCCATTACAGTCTATTGTCTCCTATGTCTTGAAATGTCGCAATAAGAAAATACTTGACTCATTATCAATCTATATGATAAAATTGGTCCATGCATGATATTTCTTTGGCTGTTATTGATGACCATAAATTGGTCAGAGATGGTATTGAAGCTTCGCTTTCCTTGCATATGAAGTACAAAGTGAAGCAGTTTTCATCTGGTGGTGATTTTATTTCGTCTACCAGAGATACCGGGATGCTTCCTGATCTCGTGTTTTTAGACTTTAATATGCCAGTGCTTACTGGTTTAGACACCTTGGAGCAAGCAATTAAGAAGTGGCCATCATTAAAGATCGTCATGGTTAGTAACGAGGAGAATACAGATATCGTTGGGAAGAGTGTAAATTTGGGTGCCAAGGGTTATCTCTTCAAGAAAGAATGTTCTGGTAAGTTCTTACACGAATCAGCCAGAGCCATCATCAGCGGAAGAAACAGTTTTACTCCACAAGCCCAAACTGCAATGAATGAATTTACTCCATCAGATTCAGAGGATGCAATCTGCACCAAGAACAAATTGGGTTTCCGAGCGCGTGAAGTTCAAATTCTCAAACTAATTGCGGGTGGCCTTCAAAATAAAGAGATAGCGACTGAATTAGCTATTGCTGTTAGTTCCATTCGCAGGTACCGTCGAGAAGCAATGATCAAAGCTGGTGTCCATAATGTTTTGGAAATCAGCCGATTCGTAAATACCCATAATTTCTAAAAATCAGACACAAAATTCGAATATTTCGTTCTACCCAAAAAAGAGGTACAGTTTCGGCGGTACCTCTTTTTGTATTTGGTATATTCAACCAAAATAGGTTGTGTCAGTTGCTCCTTATAAATTACCTCATAGGAATTGGGTGTCGATTTGATCCTAAAGACACCCCCTTTTAAGAATCGACTGACATCAAGATCGACTGGAACCAGTATAGGTTCGTAACCATCTCGAAATCTAAATTCGGTTTCATAGGTGAAAATATAAGGTTGGGCTTTCCAGAAGACCGTTATGACCGCCTTAGTAATTTCGAATTCTTTGATATCAACAAATTTGACTTTTTTGAAAAATTTGGTATATTTCTCTAGAAATTTTCTCATTTCCCTGTTGAACCAAAACCTTTTTCACCACGTTGGGTGAGATGTATTACTGCCGGGTCCTCATCAATAAACTCAAAATCGATTTTTAGCGCATCAATCAACATAGCTTGTGCGATTTTATCACCGGGCGTGATATCCATAGCTATACTTCGATATTCTCGGACATCATCCTCAAAGAATGCGTCGTGACGTAAGGCTACTTTAACTTCACCACGGAAATCAGAATCAATTACTCCAACACAATTACTTAATCGCATATTATAATTGAAACCCATACCAGATCGAGAAAAGAGTAACATTACCTTACCCTTAGGAATAACGAATTTCAGACCTGTTTCCAAGACCAACTTACCGTCTTTTAGAATTGTGACTGATTCTTTGATCTTCGGACAAAAACTAATGTCGAAACAACCAGACCCATCGGTGGCATATTCAATCTTAGCATCCGGTCGCATTTTATATACTTTCATTCATCTTCCTCTCAGAATTTTGATTGCTTGGTCGGCATTTGCTTTAGTCAGACCGATCTCAAAATCAGTACATACTAATTTATCTTGATAAGATCCCATATCATCAATGTCATCAATGATTACGAAATTCTCTATATTCGATTGACTATCTAAACATCTTTGAATTTCTTTATATCGTGGGGCTGAATATGTGCTGTCACCTTCTTGCCATCGGATAATTGGGGTGTAACCGATAAGTTTGCCCTTAACACCCCAATCATTTAATTTCAATTTCATAAAATCAAGACTATTCATCACTCTCCAAGTGCTTGAGAGAATGATTTTGGCGTTAGTAGACTCGATAATCTTATTAAAGTTATCTACACAAACGGAATTAGCATTGGATTTTTCGCCGCTAGCGATTCGCAGAGATTCGCGATTAATTAAGACTCCATCAATATCTAAAAATACAATATTCATCAAACTTCACAATCATTTTCAATAACTTGAATTTCACGATACAACAAAAGAAAATAATCCGTAATAGCCCTAAATAACCATCCTTCATTGGTTAGTTTATCTAGTTCTATTTGTATTTCTGTGGCTGTGTCAGAATTAATAAAGAGTACTTTGTTTTCGATTCTTTTCATTTTGTTATCCTTGTTATTCCATCCAAATATAATCTTCGTGTTCAGCACCAGTGCACAACATCACCACAGGGAGATTGGCTACCATTTCCACTCGCTCGATGAAATCACGAACTTTAGGATGTAAATTACCAAGCTGTTCACGCCCACCTCTCATTTTGTGACAAGACCAATGGAGATATTGTGGGAAATTGATAATGATCTTGTTTGCACCCAATCCTTCAGCAGCAATTCGAAGCCATTCGTAACTAAATGTTGCAGTACGACGAAGCTTTTTCGTCACCGTCGTCAATTCATGCTTCTTCAAATTTTCTCGTTCCTCATCAGGCATTTCGGCATCTCTGCCGATTTGATCCCATGTGGTTTCCTGTTGATCCCACCACCAACCACCACTATTACCAACCTCAACCCCATCTTTGTAATTATTACCAACACGAATCGGGAAGGTTCTGAGATTCAAATATACATCACCAGCATGTTTGGGTAATAATCCAAGATCATTCATGCCTTGGAGTGGGGTGCAATCGCGACTAGTACATTGTGGATAATGTGTGCCCCAATTTAAACTAAGAGCATATCCCTGACTGACTTCATGAATTACATCCTCAGAATCGAGAATCCCACGCAAATGCTGAGAAAAGAAATGAGGATCACGGAATGTCGAAATTCTGCCAAGATATCCAAGTGTCTCGAATTCCTTAGTATCTCTGAAGAGATTAGACGTACCAAATCTCATCATTTTTTCAGCAGAAACAGCACCTGATCCACTCATTGTGCTGGAGATGTGCTCTGTGGACCAAATACCACCGGGAGCTTCCATTGCAGAATGACGATCAGAAGAAATCGGAGCACGAGGATGAACCAAGACTTCAACGTTGTCATTAATTCCTACCTCGACGACTTCTTTCTTGAATTGTTCAAGAGTGAAACTGGCTGAGGCACCAACATAACCACGGAAGCTCTTCTTTGGGTATTTTCTGGCTAGGACCAGTGGTGTAGGAAGAATCTTCGATACGAATTTGAAATCGTTGACGATAGCTGTGTGGCCAGCATTCGGCAAGTTCGTTGATGTAAAATTCCTAATATCATAAATGTCGGCCAAACGAGTGGCTACAGCGCCCTTACCCGAACTTCCATGCCCACCGTCAACGACAAAATGTACTTTATTGTTCATATAATCCTTTAAATGACATTTTAACCCGATACCACAATCTCGTCCATGAGTAAACAATATTATGAATTTGTCATTTTCTCCATTTATCGATATTCAATATCAACCAGAGTACAAAATAAGGCCAAAGTAATACATAAGTTATACTATTATCAGGTTGCAATCCGGATTCTTGTCGAAGTTGATTAAGGCCATAGGAGAACATCATCCCCACGGTCAAATAATAGCAGACGAACTCAGAGAAGTTCATTTTGGTTCTCTATTTAATGGTCTGGTGCTACTCACATGGAGACTAAATGGTTTAGAAAGAGATGTAGAAGGAAGCATGAGTTTCACATCGATCCCAGTCTTAGATAAGAAATGTATTACATGATACTCAACACCGTTGAAAGAATCCAATTCGGAAAACTTCACGAAATTTGAATTAGCCCAAAATAAATTCTCGATTTGATACTCAAGAATTTTATAACTAGTCTCATCAGCAAATTTGAGGAAGAGTGATCCATCTTCCTCATTAAGTGCATATATGACGTTTCCCCAATTTATCTGAGTATTTTGATCCCATTTCAGTTTATAAGCCATATCTCATCAGATCATAGCAAATGAATATTCGCCATAAGGAAATCTTGTCATCATCGACTTGTTATGTTATACTGAAAGAAATAATAGGTAAAAGCGCTAAATAGACCACCAGATATCCCTCCTCTCTGGTGGTCTTTCTTTATTAAATACATGTAATGAATCAAATCAGCGAAGTCCGGATATTACCAAATGTCACCAAAGATCCGAATAAAGAAAAACCTCTTCGGGATAATGAGACTATCAGAGTATATCACGGATTCAATGAATTTAAGGATGCCATCAAAGCGGCCAAGACTGGCCTAAGTGGGAAAGAGATTGCCAAGAGGATTTATTCATTCGAAGGAAATAATAATCCAAAAGGTTTATTCGTAACTACCGATCTCAAAGTTGCTAAAAATTTCACGAGTTCTTATGGTGTCGCAGTAGTGATGGAATTCCATGTCAAAGGCAAGGATCTACAAGCCCCAACTTGGCCAAGTGGTGGATATACCGTTCAAGGTGGTTATTCTCAGTACTTCAAGGATAGTGAGGAAAGAGAAGAAGCTAGGGCTAGAGATCGGAAGTTACATTCGGATTCTAAATTCGAAACGATAGCCAAGAGTGATCAGCCAGAATTAGCCAATTCTTTATTAAATTCATCAGAAATGCAAGCATTGTTTGTTGGTGATTTAAATCCCAACATGATTCGAGCTTTTTGGATTGCGAAACCGAATGACAAAGGAAATCAAATTTATAATAACAAATTTGAAAGAATGTCACGTACTGAATTCTTGAAGAAATTTGATGACAAATTGGCTTCACCAAGTGCTAATTGGCGGTTATTTAAACCAACCGATGAATTTGATGAAGTTCTGTTTTATCAGAAAATCAAGGATACTTGGAAGATTGATAAAGAAGAAGCCCGAGACACTTTTAAATATTTGGCTTCAGATGACAGTTCGTTGTTGTCTTATGTTTGGCCAAAACAACTTCCAGCCTTCAAAAAATCTTTACGATAAACCCTTCGAATTGAAGAAGATATTGAGTTGAGCCATCAAGATCTCGCCATTATCACCTTCTCCACCAGTTCTCCAATCAAAATAGTCATTGAAGAATTTAGAGTCAATTTCTTTCAGAGCTTCCATAATCTTAATCGAATTGGGATGATTTGATTCTTCCATTTATGAAATCCTCGATATTTTGCCAACCTCAATCGGACGAATCTGATAATCATCTAAACTCGCACCCATAGACACCAATCCATAAGTATTTTTGGTTAGTTCTGATTTTTTATTACTGATGATTTTGAGTTTCTCGGAAAGTATTGCTTTCTCAGATTCTATTTCGTCATTAATCGATTTCTTATATTTTTCATCTTTATCGATTCGTTTTCTCAATTCTCCACCCTTTACAAGTTTCTTTCGGAGTGATTCAAATGATTCATTCCAAATTTTAATAAGCGCAGATTGCTCCTTATCGAGTTCCCATATTTTCGCATTCAGGACATTCAAATCTTCCACATGTGTCAACAAAGCTGTTTCTGCTAATTCTTGTGATTCGAAAATACCAATTAGATGTTCGAAGGAATAAGTGACATTATCAGTCTCGATTTGAAATACAGCGAACATTTCACTTGCCATATAACCTCGCCATCAATTCATTTAATTCCGTAATCTCATTAGTGAGGTTCTCTGACGTCTGATCATTCAAAGTGTGGAAAATTTCATTATAATATAAACCGAAATTTTCGTGTCTAATCAATGTCCGTCTTAAAAATTCGAGTCTTTTTGAAATGTAAACATCATCAGGAATGTGTTCATATTCGGCTCTAATGGCAGATGAATATGCCCGATAAAGCGGTTTTGGAGACCCCAAAATCGAAATATCAATGTCGGCTACGAGGCGAGGAATCCGCTGTATACTTTTGAGATCAGTTTTGTGGTTAGTAGCTAAAATTGTGTCACGTAAAAGATTTTCATTAACATATTTCACACCAATACAATCAACAGCATACCAGTAACTTTCGAGTTCATTCGAATCGTTACCATCCATTCTATAAATTGCATCATGAAACCAAATTGCTAATCTAGCATGTACGTAGTCATCGAATTTATGAATCAAACCTGTAGTATACACCATATCTAATGTATACAAACATTGTGATATGTGAGTAATATTATGATATCGTCTATGTGGTTCAGCATATTTTGCTACCAGAGATCCGAAGATTTTATTCTTCCCTTTACCTCTAGGAGACTTATTCAAATCTGCCCATAATTCATCCCACATTACGTTAATTGGTTTTGAATTTATCATTTAATTTCCTCATCACAGAATGATCAACATAACGTGAAGCCTCGTCCAAGCCATGTTTATATAAACAAAGTTCTCTCACCGTACTGGAACTGATATTATCAAGATGTTCAGGTGGCGATAAGAATAAAGTTTGAATATCAGCATTCCGAGCAGAATTGATTTTTTGCATTCTTCTCTCATATTCGAAATCGGATGCACTTCTAATACCGCGAACGATGTGAGATATATCATGTTTCGCACAATAATCGACTGTAAGATCCATCCCACAATAATCGACTGTTACATTAGGAAAATCTTTGAAATCTCTATCGATAATGTAATTTAACATATCAAATCTCTCATGAGCAGAGAAACAATAATTCTTAGTTGGGTGATGGGCAATACCAACTACTACATTATGAAAAATTTTAGATGCTGCACTAATAACCCAAAGATGAGCAAGAGTAGGAGGATCAAAACTCCCCGGATAAATTGCAGAATTGCATTTCATATCTTAATTATAACATCCCTCTTAATACCGATAAATATTCATGTGTTATTAGATAAAATAAACAAATTAAGACCGAAATTCGTCGAGGTAACACAAAAATTATATGATGAATGGGATCAGGAAGATGATTCATTTGGTATCTGTGACTTAATGGATAGCGCAATAGCTTCAGTAGTGGTTGAGAATTTGGGTGATGTGGATATTGTAGAAGGCGGTCACGATGGTGATGATCATGCTTGGTCAATCGCTTATAACAGTAAAGAAGCCGTCTCAATTAATCTACCAGCATATGTATATGAAACTGGTGGTGGTTATAATTGGAAGAAAAAATTAAACGTCAAAATACAACCAAATGATTTTGAAATTGAAAAAGTCGATCGACACTTATTAGAGGCTTGGGGTGGTGCTCATAATTATGTTTCCTTTGGTTTTATTATGCCAGACGGGTCAATCGAAATAGCAGAAAAAGATCATAATAGTCATGGCGACTTTGCATATACCTTGACCGACAAAAAGGGTGCAACGGATTATTTGGTTGGTAAAGGTGCTATCCGATTCGCTCAAATTGGTAATTCGAGTTGGAGCATATCGTTGAACAAAAGAAGTATCCCGGTCCTTCTAAGAACTTATAAAGACTTAGGGATAAAACCAAATGATGAATTGGTAGTTGATGTCTTCAACAAAATGTTCGCAGTGCCAATGGTTTCTGAAATCACATCGGGAAAGAAATTAAAATCATTCCTTCAGCAGATAGCATCGAATAATTTAGTCGAAGCGACAAGTTGGTCTAAATCTATCCCAATATGGGAATTTATCGGCCAGAAGAAATCCGGTTTCGTCAATAATAAGGGAAAATTTTTCATTGACAATAAAGGTCATGCTGAGTTGGCTCGTGATTTGGGAATGACTCTTGAAGATCTTGTAAAGAAAGGAATACGAGTTAATATCTCCGCGAAAACTATGAGTTTTGAATTGGTAAAGAATTCTGAAAAGATTTCGATTCTGATGAAATTCATAAAAGAGGCAGAACCAGACGAGGTGTATATTGATTTACATCATGACAAAGATCTCACTGATTTTGATTCATTTGAGAGTCATGATTATTCGCAAGCAATCAGATGGCTCAGAGACCGACGATCCGAATTGTTGCAAGATTAAAAGTGGTGGAATCGGAGAGACTTGAACTCTCAACAGCCACAGTGCAAGTGTGGTGCTCTCCCAATTGAGCTACGACCCCAAAATTATTTAGTCAATCCCTAAAGACCCAAGGCTTTGATTTCGTTGATGTTAGCTTGCAGTGAGTCTCTGGTATTGGCAGCAGTATGACTCTGTTCCTGTAACAAGCTATCGATGTCCGCGAATACCACACTCAGAGCATTCAACTTAGCTGACAACCTGTGATATTTGATGCTGTCATCAACGGGTTTATCACAACTATTCAGTTGTTGTTCAAGTTGTCCCTTGTATTCGACAAGGCCCCTACGTAGTTGAAGCAATGCTTTCATATTGTTCTCCCTCTTGGTTTATTCCGAGTTCCAAATTCCTAGACTCCACAAATTTCTTATCCATCCATGTGCCGAATGGAGTTTGCACCCATTCTCGAACAGAAAATTTGTGTGAAGCCCATGCTGTGGCATTGTTTTGAGAATTAAAGAAACTGGCAGCATACGATTTTGATGCCTCATGAAAATGATTGACACACCAACCAGTTCGATACATCATCGTCCTCGTGAATTTCGTAGACTCAACATTTTCGATGAATTCACGTTTTAGACTGTAATCGTAATTATTGATGACACCCTGACTCCGTAGTAATTCGAGAGCCGCCTTCTTGGTTATTTTCTTTGCCATACTTAAATTTTAACACTCTCGTTCCTTTTTGTCAATAAATAATAGAGTGGATTTCCCTAAATTTCTGACCGAAAGAGCATTCTCCTATTATTTTGGTATCCAAACACCTGAAGGCAAAATTATAACAAATGAAGAAAATGATGAGATTCATGATGATCTGATCGCTAGATTGAAAATGGGAAATTTGGGTTGGGTATTGAAATCAGGTGGTGTGAGATTCGATAGAGGTCGCATTTCTTGGTCAATCACAGTAGACTATCGGTTTATTGATAACCTCAAGAAATTTGTCAAAGATTTCGTCAACGAAGATAAAATTTATCTTGATATAATAGCCGTTTATGACGACACATCACGCCGACCTCATGCAGAATTCAAGTCAATGAGGATTTTGTCAGTAGAAACTAATAAGAACAAGATCAAGAAATTAAATGATGATCCAGATTTTATTAATAGTAACCGTTTAGAAGTAAAGACATTGCTAGGAGAATGAGATACACATCAGGCAACCCTGATGTCGTTTGCTAAGGTCTCAAAGAGAATAGATTCACAAGTTTTAGCTCTATTCAGCATAGTTGGACAGTTCGATGGTGCCTGTGACGCCTCAGAGAGAACGCAGGGTAGGTATTAACGTGTTGACATCGAAGAACTCTCTGAAATGATTCACAGGTATTCCTGTTTTCTTTGTCGTTCCCAACAAAGCCTTTTCCTTCAGACCCGACATAGTCGAGCAACTTATTCACAGCCCCAACACGATACAGTTGCCTGTACCCTATCATGAGAACATGCCATTCGTCCATGGTCCAATGGTAAACTTTAAAGGTACTTGTGTCTGTACATATTTGAATGTTAAAATTGTCTTATGTTTGAAGCAAGAGATTACCAAAACCGAATAGTCGAGAAAACCTTAGACCATCTCCAAATCCGGGATTCTGTTCTGATTGAATCCCCGACTGGCTCAGGTAAGACTGTAATGGGGATGATGGTTGCCAAGCATTTCGCCGACAAAGGTGCCAGAGTCGGTTGGACAGCAATGAGACGCAATTTGCTGACACAGGCTATTAAGACGAATGAGCAATTCGATTTCGGCTTCAAGATTGAAGCATTCTCGATGTTCGATAAGAATCCCCCTCCTGTAGATTTTCTGGTGGTCGATGAAGCCCACCATGATGCTACTGCCAGTATGGAAATGATTTATCACAAGATCAAGCCGAGCAAGCATATCGGCTTAACGGCAACACCAGCACGTGCCGATGCGGTTGATCTTTGCTTCGCTCGTCGTGTTACAGATGCGGGTATCTCCGAATTGGTCAAAATGGGTTATCTGGCCAATTATCGGCAATTTGAGATGAAGGAATACACCCCAGATTCGGTCTGCAAGCACTATCTCAAATCACCTGAGAAATGGGGGAAGTCGGTGGTATTCTTCCGTACCTATGAAGAATGTATCGCACTCCAACAGAAATTGATCGGTAATGGTTTCGATTCAGTCGATATCGTTACTGCGAACACTGACCGTGACACCCAACTTGCTAAATTCGCCAACGGCGAAACCAAGATGATTATCAACATGATGGTTCTGACTGAAGGCTTCGACTCACCGAGTCTGGAGACTGTGTGGGTAAGAGATAGTAGCAAATCCCCCACGGTACAGATGGCGGGTAGGGTGTTCCGTCAGCACAACAATATGCTCAAGAACGTTGTGCAATCATTGGACACACGTTTCCCAATGTACCAGCATGTTGACCCGATAGAACGGTATATTGAATTAGAGGAAGGGGAATGGATGTCGGTAGGTCTGAATAATGATCTTCAAGAGATTATCTCGGGCATCCAGAACCAGATGATGATGAATGCTATAAGCAGTCTTGAACAGTTCATGGTAGATCCTGATGAATAATCCCTTCCCAAGACTATATCTTTAATGTTAAAATTGTAAATGAAGAGGAAAACAAAACATGATTCGCAAGAGAACAAGCCTAATCACCCAGACAATGCCCGGATTTGAGACAATCAAGTTCAACATGAAGAACCTGCAAGTAACCAGCAGAAGCAAAAAGATGACCACCGTTTCTATCGATGGACGGGAACTGGTGGCAGACAACCGTTTTATGGGAAGTCTTTATAGCCGATATGGTTTCGGCAAATCGGTATTCAATCTTTTTACCGTCGATGAAGTCTTCGGTCGGATTGCTGATAGCCGTCCCGACATCGATTTGAAGGCGGTGGTTGAATTGAATTCTCGTGGCACACTCCCCACTCTCTTGGCTTCATCTTCTCCTGATGTGCAACATGCTGGTATTGCCGAAGTTGTCGACGCCTTTGAACGATTTGGTTGTGTCGACATGTCATATGAACGTGGTATCATCCGTGGTCGTTTTGTTCCTGAATCGGGGATTCGCACTCAATTCATTGGCCCAGACGAGTTCAAGAACCGATACGCCCTTGATATCCCGGTTGACGGTTTCGGATCGACCAAGACTTATCTTGAGATGCTTCGCCTGATCTGCTCCAATGGTGCAGTTGCGACGAGCAAGGCATTCACTTCGATCGTCAAGATGGGTAAGGAACCGATCACTTCTCTGGAGAGGGTACTTGGCACGTTTGACGATTCTCAAGGTTTCGTACGAGTCCAACGCAAGATTGAGACCCTCCAGAAATCCAAGCTCTCGATGAACGAATACAGCAAGTTCTTGACATCGATCACGAAATCACTCGCTGGTGTCGATGAATCCTTACTGGATGGTTGCATTCCAGAGGAATTGATGAATGTCATCACAGGAGTCACTGGTGATCCAGTTCGCATTTACAACGCATCCCCGGTATCATTGTCACCCAAGAAGCAAGCTTGCTTGCCAATGAAGTGCTCCGTCTATGACATCTTCAACATTGCTACCGAGATCGAAACCCATTATGAACTCGATCGCCGCCAGTATCTCCGGGAGTTTGTGACATCCACATTGGAAGTCGAACCCGATTTGGAGAACACAATCAAGGTGTTACCCACTTCAATCCCCGCTTTCTATTTGCCCACCACAGAGATGGTGGCATAGAATGAGAGAACCGAAAGACCGATTGGATAAATCATCAGAATGGAACGGTGTCCTTACGAAGGACACCGTTCAGAATTTCGTTCTCCGGTTGCAGCAATTGTTGAGAGGACAGAAATTCACATTTATCGCAGTGAATGAATTCTCGGGTGCCAGAATTGATTTGAGAATAAATCAGACTTTATCCGCTAAGGTCGTGATGAAACTCCCGGTTGGGGATGGTGGATATATCAGCCTTGCTACTGAGCCTATCAAGAACCCAGATTGGTTTCATATATCACTTTGTTATTCTGGTGGTGTGTGCTCAATTACACCTGATACCGATTTTCATTTCTTTCCGGGAACTGAATATGAACCGGAACGAGTCGTTCTTGAGTTCAAATCCGGTGCGGGGTATGATATCAGTTGGGTATTCTATCCGACAGGCCCAATAAACGAATAAATACGATTTAAGGCCGGGTTAGCCAAGTGGTTTAAGGCATGGGTCTGCAAAACCTTTACGCGTGAGTTCGAATCTCACACCCGGCTCCAAACTTTTATGACCATCAGGTAATTATGGATGCAAAAATATTGACTTTGGATGAGAACGATAAAATTATATATCGCACGTGGAATTCGAAGCGAGTAGCGGGAATCGTGCTCAACGGTGAACCCCAAATACTTAGTCCGATGGACAGTGGATGGCCTCATTTGAGATGGCTTGTACGTAAAGAAACACCTAGAAACTCTTGGGACAAGGTCGAAGTTTGGATTCCAAGCCGCTGTATCATAGAGATAAACGGCCAGTTGGTAAATAGGGATCAAGATGTAATTTGTGCAGCACAGGTCTGCGAAGTTTAAAGGATTAATGATGGAAATCGGCCAAGTCAAATTCAAAAATCAAGAAGCTCAAAAATTAGTTCAGCAAATGGCACGCCGAATAAGTGATACCGGAATGGGTCTAACGCTGGTCGATGATAATTTGACTTTACGATTCAGCGAAGATGGTTACCCTGATTCTCTTGTTCAAATATCAATGATTATTGTTAGTGTCGATAATAGTGAACCAGACCCAGAAGATATGGAACGGGAAGACTAACTGACGATTGACCATTCCCCATCTTTTTTATTCTCTTCTCTTCCATCGAAATAAAAGCCTTCCACAGGCATTTCCTCTTCAATAACCTCTTCGTATTTCTTCCTTACCATTTCAACGAAGTTTTGTTTCGTGGCATCCACAAACCAATCAGAGGTTAGACACCATCCGAATATGACCAGACCCATCATGAGGTCGTCGTTGCCATTCGAAGCAGCATAGGAAGTACCATGGGCAACAAATTTACTCATTTCAGTGATGGTATCAGCATCGACGATAACCAACTGGTCGTTATCGATTAAAGTTTGGATATTCTTACAGCCAGTCTTCTTTACAGCCGCTGACATGGTTAATCCGAATTCCATACCACGCCCACCCATCAATTCTTGCCCTCTGTTGCTTTTGCCTACAGTCAGAAGGTTTTCATATTCCAGATCATCCCAAATAGCTCTTGATACAATCTTGCCATCACTGTTTTGCTCGATCAAAATAAAAGCATTGTTGTAATATTCGGCTATTTTCTTTATGACATCAGGCAATAAGAAGTGATTTAAGTCTCGATCGGCATACACAGCCACTTGTCGATAAGGCATCACACTGATATCAATGATTTGGATAGCCGAATAGTCCAGTCCTTTACCTTCAGCAATATCAGCCAACATCAGATAATTGTGGGCCTCTATTGAAGCATCTTCGGATTCTTTGACAGGTTCTTCATAGACTCGTAAATTTTTGATTTTGTGGGGTTTCGGATTCTTAATCATGAATTCACGAATCTTGGCGGGATCGATTAGAGTATTAGCAGATCCCAGAAATTCACAATTATGTACCACGATTCCATTAGCTATAAATTCGTGATTTTCCACCCCGAGAATATCATAGAAATCTTTAGTGCCTTCTTGGATTTCGATTTTTTTAACGGCCTCTAGTCCATTCTTTGTATGGACTTTATCTCCAAGTTCGAGATCCTGTGCTTGAGCGAACCCGTAGGGTGTCGAAATGGGATGTTCTGGTGTACAAGATAATTCTTTCTCGTTGGTAATTATTCTAAGGGATGCATCCCTAGTACTTTTCTTCATTCCGAGAAAATTTTTGTAACCTTGACTGGTTAAGATTTGCCACATATTACATCAATACTTATATTCATTGACGAAAGACATGAACCATGTTACACTTATTAAGAATATGCGAAGTTATACAATGAATCAAGAAGCAAGAACGTTGGTGTTCGAAGATACTTCCAATCCATACAGTTCTCTTTATATTTCATACGATGTTCATGATTCTTTCGGGGTAATTTATGATTATAGCACTAATGAAATTTTGTGCCATAACATTCTCATAGAGGCCAGAAGACGTTATGACATATTGAGGACATACCGCACTAATTTGGTTTTAGTGGAATTACCGATCGATTATCGTCATTTGATGGCGATTAATTATATTTTAAACTATCCAAATGAACCAATTGCAGAATCTCTCATCCGACAGACTGTTCATTTGTGATATAGACTTCTTCTGTTGGTCGTGCTATAATTAATTTATATTCCCATGTCGTTCAACGGTAGGACCGTGGACTTTGACTCCATTAATCGAGGTTCGAATCCTTGTATGGGAGCCACAAAGGATTAAATATGAACAGAAGAAATATGATTAATTTGCTTGGTGGAGGATTTCTCACTGCTTCGATCGGTCAAGCCATCCCATCCACACCCCAGAAATCTGAATTTGAAGTGTTTTTTCAAAATTGGTTTATTCATGATTACAATCATGGTATCATGAAGGCTAATAAGGATTTTAATTCCGAATTGTTCGCTTTATGTGATGAATTTGCCTCAGGCAAAAAACATCGTATCAGTGAAGATGTAAAACGTCAAACGGGTAAGACGACTTTGCTTGCTGCTCTTTCGGTATTTCTAGCTAATAAGTCAGTGCCAGTATATGTCATTGGTGGTTATCGACGTCAAATTCAATATCAGATGAGAGACATGTTCAAATATGCAAATAAAGATAAGACATTTCCCGAAAACATCTACCATCTCATATCTGTTTCGGATAACCTTTGTGGCCTCAAAAAGAATTCGGTAATCCTTGCTGATGAAATAATTGCTTGTAATCAACACTTCCTTTATCATCTTGATGGTCTTCTCGCTTTACGCCAAGATATCAGATTTTTGTCGTTATATACATCACGAGGGAACGAGTGACCAAGCAGGTTATTGTAATTCGGCATGATTTGAAAATGCGTCTTGGCAAAGCCATTGCACAGGGTTCTCATGCCTCGATGGCTTTTCTCACATCCGATCTGTCACGAGAATTAACTGAGACAGAACTTGAATGGGTCAATGATAGTTTCACTAAAATTTGTGTCCGTGTTGACTCCGAGAGTGAATTACTTGATATTGTCAAACAAGCCGAATATACGGATATCCGGGTCCACTTGATCAAGGATAATGGAAAGACCGAATTTGGTGGTGTTGCGACATACACCTGTTGTGCAATTGGTCCAGATGAATCTTCGAAGATCGATAAGATAACAGGACACTTGAAATTATTATGATTAAATCAGCCAGAGATCTTTTCTATAAAGTCATTATACCTGAATTTAAATTTTCGATCAAACAGGAATTAAGATATGTTGATGGCGAATTAAAAATTTGGGAAGTCTTGAATATCAATGGTATCAAAAAGTGTTCTGTTCGCGGTGATGGCAGAGACTGGGATACTAATGGCGTGGGTGCTGCTGATTTGATGTTGGTCCATCTATGCAATTTCCTAAATGGGATTCGTATCAAATGTTCCTATGAGTATATCAGATTATCTGAACTCGAATTGGAAATGTATTATAAGCAGAAAACCGAGACCATTGAATATGTCCCTGTAAGCATAATTCCACCACCAAAAGATAGGACTATTTTGATTTATGGTATTTTGAGAACTATAAATCATGGTGTATGGTCCCATATACCTCATCATTATACTGCATACTGGGATCATATTGGTAAAGATTTTTATGTCACTGGTGGGACATGGCAAGGACCTTTTGTAACTCCCCTATTTTGGAAAGATTTACCAAAAGATCCAATTTAATCGTCAATGTTCACAACATTGTTCTGATCGGCCAAGAACAATTTGTACAGAGTCCCGATAGTTAGGTTCATTTTGATACCATCTGGGCTTATAACATCGACTCTGGTTTTTTCATCCACGCATTCATGTTCTTGTCGCCAAGCTACCAGACCTTGATTCCTGATGGTTTCTTTCTTCCATTCTTCATCTCTACCCGGCACATCATCCCATTTTACTTGGAACGCTTTATATGAATTCCTCTCTTTGGCATCTGGATCTGTAGCACCTTGCCAAAGATTATAGAAAAGGTTCATACCATTTGGTGTTGATGCGATGACAAGCTTGGTTTTCTTACCTTGAGCGATTGTAGGATAAATCGAAGTATAGAAGTCTCTGGCTAATCCTTCCTGTACGAATGCGAATTCGTCTAAGAAAATGACGTTCGCAGAGAAGCCACGGAGAGCGTTCCTTGATGTACCCGCTGCTTTGATTCTGCTTCGATTCTCTAATTGAATGTCGCCCTCATTCCATCTCAAGACACCCTGCTTCAAGAATCGTGGCAATTCTTCCAGAGAAAGCTTTATTTTACGAAGAATGTCTCTAGCAGTTGCGCCTTTGTCGGCAAGAATTGCCATATTGTAGCTTTTCTCGAAGAGCAACAACCATAACATGATAACGACTGTGGTTGTCGTTTTTCCGACCTGACGAGGCCACCTTGCGATAGTAAAGCGGTTATTGAGAACCAATTTGACCCACTCAATTTGATATTTTCTGGGCTTGAATAGCACCATACCATCATCTTGAGTCTCAATATAGACATAATTTCTCATGAAGTAAATCGGATCTTTGGCACATTTCAAATATTCGATTTGTTCTTCTTGAGTGAAAACATGTTTTTGGCCAGCAGCAATCAAATTGGGATTACCCAGATAAGTCGTTCTTGCCATTATAGTGCCGCCACTTCCAGTGCCGCCAAAATTTGATCTTTTTCATCCAGAATCAAATATCCGTTTTGTATAAGATTTCTGCTATTTGGTTCATTCGTATCAAATTTCCACATAAAGCCATCTATACTCTTGAAATTGAATCTGATTGCTTCTTCAATGCATTTTTGAGACAGTTCTCTTAATTTTGAAATTTCTTCGGCAAATTCGACTGGAGTGATTCTCTTTAAAAGGTGTTCTTTTTTGATTTGGCTCATCCCGCCATTCTTGAAACGTAAATTCATCGATAAATATATTTAATGGCAAGTCTGATTTCTAAAGTGACGGGTAATTTTACAGCCTCTACTTCGTGGGGAGTTGTGGACACTACGAGTGAATTGGATTCTTCGGCAGCGAGCACAGCAGTAGGAACCAGCAATCTCGATTCAGCTACGTTCACGCCGGGAGCTATTACCGTCGATGGTGTTGCTTTGAAAATCATCAATAGGCAATTCTCGGGTGGAACTTTTACAGTTACCCTGCGAAATTCTACGGATGCTGTAAACGTGACTTCCGTAACTATCAACGTTGTAGATCTCACATGCGCCGCCAACGGCAACATAGACGGTTGGATCTTCTTCAAGTTCTCAGCGGATCAGACCTTGATAGCAGGGAAAGCCTACCTGATACGGGTAGTCTGCTCTGTTGCCAATCAGATTACTCTTTATCGAAATGCCACTGCTGCCAACTGGTCAAGGAAGCTAAGAACTACCACAGAAGCTGCTCCGGGTGTTAACGATCATCTGATTATCTCGAATCAATTCCTATCAGCAGGATCTTCAACAGCAGTTACTATAACTATGGACAACACCACAACGACTTCGTTTGGTCCTACGGTCTCTGGTGGACCTCCTGAAGGTATGACTATCTCTGGGGGAGCTTCACTGACCTTTGGCACTGCCCCCGCAACTGCTTACTACCTGAAGCTGAAGGGGCATTTGAAAGTTTCTGGAGGGGCAGTCCTCAACATTGGAACGTCTGGTACGAGAATCCCTTCGGGAAGCTCAGCGTCTCTTGAATTCGCATCCGTGGCCAACGGTGACTCACTGCTTCAAATAACCAATGCTGGAACTATCAACGCCTACGGGGAAGTGAAGACGCGCAGAACGACCTTGACCACTACCTTGAGCGCTACAGGGACTTCCATAACTGTAGGGTCTACTTCTGGCTGGCAGAATGGCGATGAGATCGCATTCAGCGCGAGTGGTTCAGGAGCGTTTCCGGGAACTTATGAGAAGAAGACTGCCTCTTCAATCAACAGCAGCACTACGGCTACAATCGCCGCCGCTACGAATACGCATACGGTAGATTCTCAACACAATTGCTATGTGGCGAACCTGACCAGCAACGTCAGGATCTTTGGGACTTCAACCTCATTCGGAACGGGAATCCAACATTACACAGATGCCGTAGCCAATTACGATCAAGTAGAATTCTTCAATCTAGGAAACGCAAGTCTTGGACATTTCTACAACAACAGCACAGGGGCGGTAGTAGTCAATAACTGCGTAATCCACAAGTTTGTGAACGCTCAGGTAGCGGTCAGCATGACCGGAGTATCTCGTAATTACATTTTCACAGGAAACGTTGTGTACGACCATAGCGCCACTCTTTTCGATGGTCCTGACAGAGGTGGTGCTGGCACCAACCGAACTTGCGATAACAACTACTTCATAGGTATGAGCGGGAACAACTCCGTGGTGATATTGGTTATTGGAGGTATAGGCTCTGATGCGAACCAGACTTTTGCCGGGAACGTCATAACTGGCAAGACTGCGGGGTTCAACGCAGGGCTTGAGATACAGGTGAACTCTTTCCAAGCGCCTTACACCTTCGTTGAAGCGAGTTGGGAAAACAACATCATTGTTCAGAACCAACCCAACGGGTTCTATTTGAACTCGACTTCAGGCGGTTATGGCAGATCATGTGCGGGTGTCTTTAAGAATTTTGTGATCGTAAACCATGCAGGTGTGGGAGTCCTCCTAGGAGGAAACCCTATTACCTGCTCAAACCTGCATTTCAAGATTTTAAAGGCGATAGGATGTCAAAATGGTGGATTCCAAGTAGCAGCCAACGCGGTGGGACCTGTCTTAATTACCGATGGAACGTTTGGGGGCACCACCAGCAGATCGCAAGCATTTGGTCTAGATATGGCTTCCAACGTAGGAAACAAAGTCACTCTACTTAATTGCGACTTCGGTGTGGCTTCCTCCCCCATAACAACTCACGCTACTGCTGATATCAGGTTTGGTGGTGTGGGGGGGCTGTACGGTGCCTATAACGAACTGCTCGGCATCCATGTAAATCTTGCTTCAACCACAAAACTCTCACAAGTCCAATCTAGGGCTGGAGGAGTCGATGCGTCCTATGCTCGATTCCAAAGTTTTGGTAAAGTAGATGGAGACCACAGATCTTATTTTAGATACGGTACGATAACTAGCGATTCTGTAATTTTCAGAACGGCTTCTCCTTCAGAGAGAATAACTCCTCTTAGTGCCAGCATAAAGATACCTTCTGGAGAAAGACAAGTCGTCGTATCGAATGGTTTAACCAAAAACATTTCAGTTTATGTCCGGAAATCCGTGGTGGGCGACGCTGGTGGTGCTAATTATAATGGAAACCAACCACGATTAATTGTACGTCGATATGATGCAACTGGTGTCGCATCAGATACCGTGTTGGACACAATGACGGCAGCAATCGGTACTTGGGAAGAATTGACTGGTACCACCATTGCGGCCACTGATGCTGGTGTCTTCAAATTCTTTGTTGACTGTGATGGTACGGCTGGATGGATCAATGTGGATGATATAACGGTTAGTTAAATGGCAATAATTTGGGCAGATGGCTTACCTCTTCATTTAGTTGGCAACCACGATGGTAAATTTTGGGCAGATGGCTTACCATTAGATACCATCTTCGTTGCTGGTAGTATTCTTGAAGGTTTGATATACATCGATCCTGTGCCTGATGTAGTTGTCGGTGGTGTTGGTGTCTCTAATGCTTCTATCATTATCGACACTCTGCCAAATTTATCAATACAAGGCGTAAGAGTTCAGGATTCTGATATTAATATCGATCCTGTGCCTGATGTTGTTGTTGTCGGTGGGATTTTATCGGATGGATCATTGAATATCGATCCCGTAGTGACAACTGATATCGAAGCCAATGCCGAAGCCGATGTGAATTTTTCATCAGTGTTGGAAGCCAACGTTGATATGCTGGCTGAACCTGATGCCGATCAAGCTGCTGTCAAAGAAACTAATGTCGATATGTTGGTATCAGCATTAAGAGAGATTCTAACTTCAGATTTCATCTATTATGCTTCCACAGATAATAAACGTTTAAGTGTACCAAGTTCTTCTGGTGATTTGATTGTCAACACTATCAATGCTTATTATCGCGATTCCGAAATTGGTGTGATTAGATTAGAGGAAGGGTTTGGACCCTTATTCGACATCAACAAGACTTTCAAATCCAATTACTACGATTTAGGCCGGGATCTCGTCAAGCGATCTTTCTCTCAATTTGAAACGACTTTAGCGGACTTCGTTCCATCGCTTATTATAATTGATTCGAAACCCGCATATTATGTTCATGATATAGATGGTATCGTTAATGATAGACATTTCATCGTAGATGGTGTGTTGGGTATCGTAAACACCCAAACAGCGGTCGAGGTCTTGGGTACAGAAGATGCAGGAGCTAGATTAACTCAAATAGCGGTAGAATTATTGATTTCTCCGTCTTCTAGCACTTTCTTGACTCAATTGGCCATCGAAGTACTCAAATTAGCTAATTTGCTGGCTGTCAAACAAGTGGCTGTGGAAGCTATTCATCAGGGTGATATTAGTGATCTCTATGTTAAACAAATCGCCATAGAGATGCTGATTACTTCACCCAAGAAGACGAGATTGACACAAGTGGCAGTCGAGACTCTGAAAGGTGCTGTCGTCAATCAACCAGCAAGATTGACACAAGTGGCAGTCGAGACTCTCAGAGAACGCACTGAAGGTAGTCTCGCTAGAATGTTGGTCCAGCAGAATGCTATCGAATTCATGGTGGTTAGTGATAGCAATCTGAGAGTTAAACAGGATGCAATTGAAGCAGTTCATGATGGTCAAGGAAATCTGAGAGTTAAACAGGATGCAATTGAAGCAGTTCATGATGGTCAAGGAAAATTAAGGACCAAACAAGTCGCAATCGAAGCAGTTCATGATGGTCAAGGAAAATTAAGGACCAAACAAGTCGCAATCGAAGTCTTGGTCAAAAAGGAATTCGATCCTACAGTAGCATCATTGATTAATAATCCCAAGCATTTTGTTTAAATATTAATGTGCCGAATACTGTTACTCCAGATTTCCTATTAAAATCGTATAGTGATGAGACTTTCACTGTTGCTAGCAATGATGCTATTACATACCTCTCTGCTCCTGCTTCTAACAGTGACACCACAATAAATGTAGTATCCACAACAAATATTGAAGTCCCATGTCTCTTGAATTGTGAAAATGAACTGATATTGGCGCGTTCTAAAACTTCCAATACTTTCACCCAACTTGTGCGTGGATACAATGGTACTACTGCAGCATCTCATGGATCTGATGCCAAAGTCTTTAATTCAGTGAATGCTTATTTACATAATAGAATTGCTTCAGAATTTAAGACCTTCGGGAATCAATACAGAAACAAGAACCTGACTGGCTTTAGCCAGAGATCTAACAAATTTACATACAGTGAGAATTTCGCTAGTTCAGATTGGACGAAAGTTGGGGGTGTCACGATCGCGGCTTCCAATATTGTTTCTCCAACAGGTTCAACCAATGCCACGGCTATTCAAGAGGTCAACAGTTCCTCTGCTCAAGGTATTGGCAGAAGCATCGCATTTTTAAATCCTTCCGTACTTAGTGTGTATGTCAAATACAACAATGTTCAGTGGGTAGCTTTGGGAAGTCAATCAAGTGTTGCTTTAAGGACATTTTTTGATATCCAGAATGGCGTGATTGGGACTGTTGGTTCTAACTGTAAACCAGTAATGCTAGATGTGGGTGGTGGGTGGTACCGTCTGATGATTGAATTGACGTCCGCAACCACATCGGTGTTGGGTGTATTTCTGACACGCACCAACGGCACGATCACCAACGTTGGTGATGGTAGTGGTATCTTCAACGTTTGGGGTATACAATTACAAAACGGCACAATCATGGATAGTGATTTAGCGTACAACCCCACTTTAGCTGAGACGGTCGATTACACTAATTTCGGTGGTTTTGTAGTAGATGAAGGAGAACTGGTTTAAATGCCACAAGTAACGAGATTGATGAAAAGAGCGACTAGCCTGAGATTGTCCACTTATGTTGGGCCACTTGGTGAAGTCATATTCGACAAAGATATTAAAACTTTGGTTTTGCAAGATGGTGTTACCACTGGTGGTGTGCCTCTAGCCAAAGCCGTTCATGGACATAGTGATGCAACGACTGGTGATGCTGGTTTTATGTCAGCATCAGATAAAACTAAACTGAATGGGTTACCTTCGTCGATTTATTATCAGTCAGTTCAATATCTAGGCAATGCACAATCATTGAGGAATTCCCTCAATTTTAGTGCTGATATCTCAGCTGTGGATGATCCTTCAAATAATCGTACTAATGTGAGTCTGGTCGCTAGTGGTATCACTCCCGGTACATATACGAAAATCACTTTTGATTCCAAAGGACGTGCCACAGTTGGTCAGTCTCTCGTTGCATCAGATATCCCCCAATTACCCACATCCAAAATCGATGCTTTGAGCAATTTCGTGGTGGGTACAAAATTGAATGAATTTCAATCACCAGATGCTTCAGTTGCATTTAACAATCAACGTTTAACTGGTATTGCTGAACCAGTTGCAGATAATGATGCAGCGACGAAGCAATATGTTCAATCTCTGGCAGCAGGATTAAATTTCAAAGAATCTTGCAGAGTGGCCTCTATCGCCAATGTGTCTGTTAGTTCACCGGGTACTACTATCGACGGTGTTGTTTTGGCTAACAACGACAGAATTCTTCTCAAGAACCAGTCTACCGCCTCTCAGAATGGAATTTACACCTTTAATGGAGCTTCTTCACCATTAACAAGAGCATTGGATGCTGATGCTAATGGTGAAGTTAAAACCGGAATATTCACATATGTGAGTGAGGGTGTTGTGAATGCCAGAATTTCATTCGTTCTAGCAACCACCGGAACTATTACGGTTGGGATAACAGCACTTTCTTTTGTAGAATTTAACGCCGCACCTGTTTTGACGCCGGGTAACGGTATCGTTAAATCAGGTAGTCTTGTCTCAGTAGATAATGGGGCAGATTTTGTCTTTCAATCAAATCAACTTACCCTTTCAAATACCATTACAGCCGGGACCTACAATAGTATAACTGTCGACGCCAAAGGACGTGCGGTTGCTGGTAACGTCGTCAACACCCAACCAAATCATCCTCTGTTAACATCTTTGAGCAATGCAAGCACCAACGGTTTCTTGGTTAAAACCGGGTCTGGTGCTATTGGCGTTAGATTGTTGACTAGTTCTGGTACTGTGCTGGTGACCAATCCGGATGGTGTCGGCGGTAACACATCTTTCGAAGTGGCACCAGATACGACACAACAAAAAGTCAAGATTAGCAAGAATGGTGTGCCATTATCCACTCGTACTGAATTGAATTTCATAGAATCCAGTAGTTCGAGATTGGTCATGTCTGATGACAATACCAATAATAAGACAGACATTTCTATAGAATCTAAAGCTAGACCAAATAACCCGGTGGGTTCGATAACGGCTGTCGGTGGTGAGATCCATTTTGATACCTTGGGTATTTGGGTGGGGCAAGTCGATGGTAGCTGGAAGAGAATTCTCTACGAAGTATAAGATTTGGTTGTAGTCATTCTTGATGTTGATTGTTAGAATTGTATCATGAGAAGAATAACAGGATTAAGATGTGATTCAGCCACTTATGCTACAATTGCCAGTGTTATGAAGGTCTCTTATCCTAAAGTCGAGATGGATTATTATCAATTACTTGATTATGATATAACCGTTTATTTGGATGATAGTCATTTAACCAAAAATTCTTGGCCTGAAAATCAATACATTCTGTGTCCTATGTTCTCTGATGAAGAAATTTTCGCTAGAGATGGTCAAAGTCTTCTTGATTATCTGGTCAAACCAGTCTTTATCTTACCGATAGATCCACTCGCCAGATGGACATCTGAGAAAATCGAAGGACCTTTCCTCCAATTGTTGAACCAACTGGTGTCGATGTTCCTTGTCAGACCAATTCGGCCATCTGTCAAGAATGTGAATGAAGAAGTTTGGGATGACTACGATTGTGATGGTAGACCGAATGATTAATACGGAAAGGCATTTATGTTAAGCAGAAGAGAACTAATAGGAATTATTGCGGCTGGTGTAGTATCTGCCAATGTGTGTGAATCCAAAGAGATGCCCACAGAAGTACCTACAGCGATTTGCAATGATTATTCTATTCTACAAAGATTTTTGAGTGTCCAAGAAGTTGATGAAGGTTCTAAGGTCCTCTTCTTCAAAACGTACAACAGAATTGACAATGAAATGAGCTTGGGTGTTAGAGGCCATAAAGTCAAATCTGCATCCTTAGGAACACTTGATACAATCCAAGAAGCTGCCATTTCATATTTGTTACGTAAGTCTACTGATGTAACAAATGACTTCCGCAATGATGTGTCTATGGCTTACTTTGCTTTTAAGATAGCCAGAATTACTAAACGTGGCAGAGCTAACGTAATTATTGGTAATACAAAGGGTTTGGCTAAAATCCAAGAGCGCCAAAATCTTACAGCCAAAATTGATAATCTCTCTTCATTCACATGGATTACAGATGATCGATTTGAAGAACCTTTCGTATTGATGGGATATAGAGGAACAGGTCACGTTTTTGATTCCTCTATGATTCTGGCTGTTACGGGTGTGGCGGATAATGGTGTTATCAATGGCCAATTGGTCGATGTCGATGTACCTTCTTATTGGTTGAGATTAGTTTAATTTACTCGGAGAAAATAGATTTATGAATCGTGAAGAATGGCTTTTAGCTGGAGTTGAAAAGCTTCGTCCAATTTTTGAAGCACAGAAATATGAAATCCCACCGATCCAAGTATCTATTGGATTCCCTTCTAAGGGTGGACTGTCGAACACAAAACGTGTTCTCGGTGAGTGTTGGCAATCCAGCACCACCGATGATGGGACGCGTCATATTCTTATCAATCCTCTAATCAAAGAGGGTGTTGACGTTCTGGATACACTCTTCCATGAACTGCTCCATGCAACGCTTCCGGATGATGCAAAACATGGCCCAAAGTTCAAGGAAGGTATGAAGAAAATCGGTCTTGAGGGTCCTCCTCGATCGGCTACCGCTACTCCTGAAATTAGAATCAAACTTGAAGACTTTGTGGAGCAAATTGGTCCTTATCCCCACAAACAGTTGAAGCCGGGTGATAAAGTCGATAAGCCTCAAAATAAGAGCACTTTTAAATTCTTCTGTGAAACACGTAAGAATTGTGGCAAAGAATGTCTTACTCTCGATAAAAACGTAGGTGAAGACTACTGTGTGACTATCGGCAAGAAGGCTATTAAGTTGGGCTACCCCTCTTGCCCATGCGGAAAAGAGATGATGATGGATGAAGCCGATTTCAAACTGTATCAGGAACAGAATCCAAATGATCCGGGAGAAATTACTTAATGAACCTGTATGTTCTGGATATTAACAATGGTGGTGATGACTGGTACACCATTGTTTTGGCGGCAACTGAAATGGAAGCTAGAGAGAGGGAACGTGAGAGACTTCATGATGTACCTAGCACTTCTGATGCCAATGTTGGTGTTGGTCGGGTGATTTATGATGGTGCTAAATTTGAACATTTTGGTGACACATACCAAATTAACATCACCAAGGTTTAAATATCAATGATGAATATAAAAGAATCAATTGGGATGGTAAGTTACGGATGTTTGATGGCCCATTTCAACCATTCGATCAACAACAAAATCAAGACCTTGGCTGAATCTATTCCGGGTTCTCTCTTGCATGAAAAGGGCATTGAATATGAACCCCATATCACTGTGTTGTACGGATTTCAAGATGAATTCGGTTTGATCGAGAAATTGAAGGCTAAAATCAATACCATCTCATCAATTTCTTGTACGATAACCGACATCAGTTATTTCGATACCAATCCCGGATTCGATGTCTTGAAATTTGACATCGATTCCCCTGATCTTGTTAAACTTAACAGTTGGTGCACGAAGAATTGTGATTACTACCCTAGTGGATATGTTTATCATCCCCATATGACTTTAGGTTACATGAAAAAGGGTGCACGCTTCGAAACAGATGGTATGAAAAGGATGATCAGCACTAAACTGATAGTGGATCATTTGATATACAGCACCCACAACAAGGTAAAATCAAAGATCGAAATTTGAAATAATACTTGACAAAAAGTTCTCTATCTGGTAAAATTGTAAATGTGGAGGTTAAACAACTTCCAAGTAAAACAAACAGGAGAAAATAGATTTATGAGCACAGTGATTACCAAGACCATCTCTTCCCGAAGTGAAGCCAACAAGAAGGCATGGGAGACTCGTCGAGCAAAGGCAGCTGCATACAAGGAACCAGTCAAGGCCGTTGCACCAGTTGAAAAGGTCGTTGAAAAGGTCGTTGAGATGAAGAAGACCGAAAAGGTTGCTAAGGCCGAAAAGGTTGTAACCCCCAAGCCAGCAGCAGAATTCATCCTCGATGCCCTCGAAGGCAAGTATCAGATCAAGAAGGCAACCAATCCCGAAAAGCAGCGCTTTTTCGTTCGGCAGGGTGATGATGCCCGTCTGAAGTCATTGCTCCTCAAGATCGCTCGTGGTGAAGCCAACATGTCCGAAGTCCCGAAGGTCACCGTTGAATACGTGAAGAAAGGTCAGCTGCGATTCATCCAGAACAACCCCGTAATTCGTGCGGTGTTCGCATAAGCGAACACCCTCCACTGGAGGATACCATGAAAGTACAAATTGTAACAGATCCCGTCACAAATGTTCTTCACGTCCTAGAATTCGATCGACCAGCCCGATTCAGTGATGGCACGCCAGTCGTTTATGATGAGCGACTGGCTGTCCAAATGGTCGAGAAGTCTTTCAATGAATTTGTCAGGGCGACAGCTTCACAGAACGAGTTGCGTGGTATTTACAAAAAGAAATGCCATGCAGCAGAAATGCTTAAATGCAAGGAAGAACGTCTCCAGAGAGAAGCAGACAAAGCATTCCGCAGAGCAGTACGGCAACGCCTTAAAAAGATTCGATATTCTTTTTACGAGCGTCTTAATAATGGCGAGTTCACTGTTCAAGATTTCTTTTTGGGTGCGGCAGGGACCTCTGATAGGATGATGGATGAAGCCCAAATCATTCTGAACAGATATCTCAACAGTTATGTTCTCAAAAACACTCTCGGGAATACCCCAGAGGCTATTGCCAAGAGGGAAGCTCGTCAAGCTCGTAAATCTATGGTTTCAGGAGCATAAATTGATGCCCAAATTCATCAAGTTGAAGAATTGGAACCTTCATGGAGTGCCAGTGTTCGTGAATGTTAATTACATCACATGGATGAATCGAGTATCCACGAACAATCTGAAACAGGAATATACCGAAATCACTTTTGTCGGTGGCGAACACATGGATCTAAAGGTGCTCGAAACACCGGAAGAAATCATGAATTTAATTGCATAAATATAATCACGCATCTGTCATTTATGTGGTAAGATCTCGGTCTCCAAAACCGATGAAAAGTGTTCAAGTCGCTTCGGATGTGCCAACCAATTGGGAAGGGTGGCTGAGTGGTTTAAAGCGTCGGTCTTGAAAACCGAAGATGTTAACGCATCCGTGGGTTCAAATCCCACCCCTTCCTCCATTTCATTAAGGAATATATTATGTTAACTATCACAGTCACCAACAGGAATGGTGAACAGGTTGACCAATTCCCACTTTACGGGACTTGGCCTAATTCGGACACTTTTGAGGACAAAACACGTGGTGAAGGTCAAAGCCATGTAGGAAATAGATGGGCTGATGAGAGATTAGCCCAACGATTCATCGAACTCCTTAAAGCGGATGACATCCCTGAAGCCGATATCGATCCGGAGGGTGGGATTCTGGCAAAAGGTAGGTTTGGGAATCAATTCGGTGAAGCTGATTGGGCGAATCTTGATTTATCTTCAGTTTATCTCTGCTCAAAAATTCTGGCTGATAATCTCACACCCAGTTTCCCCGACATTGGAATTGCCATTCGTGCTCTACGAAAGCAGATAGTCGCTGTCATCTCTGAAAAACAGCGACTGATGGATATCAATGTCAATGATAGATGTGTTAGGGTAAGTGCGGGGTCATTAAAAGATCGCGATCGACACACCAGAAAGCTCAATCAGGTTATCAATGGATGGAAGAATTTTGCTGAACGAATTGCCAAGAAATTGGGGTGTGGCAGCACAAGGGAAGATATTCTCGTTGCGCTCGGTATTGAAGTGAATGAATGGAGACTGGTGATAGATGGGAACTTGCAACCGGATCTCTTTTATGATCTGGGTGCTGCTGAAGCAGTGGCTAGGAGCAAGAGTGATTGGAACCTCGATGTAAAGATCTACAGGGATTCATCCTACAAACGTCTTGAGAGAGAAGCTGGTGGGACCCATAAAGATGGCATCAGTTCTATGAAGTTGATGTCCGAATTCAAACCTTACAAAGATAGGCTAAATCAGCCAGATTTGACTAAATAACAACATGAGCTTCCAGAGATTTCTAAATGAATCGGTCACAATACCCGACAAGGGTGTAGAACCGTTAGTCCTTCAGTTCGATGGCAAGCATGTTCCATCATCTTTAGCCAAAGTAGTCGACAAATTCGTCAAAGAGATAGAACTGGAATCGTTGACGAAAACAGATCTTTTTTGGTTATATGATTCTACTTCGCTTGATTATGTATCCAAAAACTATGAATATGTTAGCGAGGTCACTTACAATGGTGCCCGGTGGCATCTCTTCTATTGGGGCGGCTAACACTCAGTCTTGGGTCAATTAGTAATTCTACACAGAAAACACACATCCGATTCTCAACGAGTGCGGGATGATGGAAACAGTCCAGAGTTAACTAGTTGACCCATTCTTCTTATTCACCTTCTCAGCCTTCACGACTGGTGTTCTGGGATCAGTCAATTCAATAGCCCCATACACCTCAGAATCCCCACTCAATTTCTTCCATTCCTCATCTATTTGATCCAAATTAAATGGTCCTGCATAGTCAGGATATTGCCGTACAGGATTATCAAAGAAAATTAAGTATTTTTTCATTTAGATATATTTAATTAAATTACTAGTAAAAATTACAAGAATGTGATATAATGGTTATATGGAAAGACCTATGATTGAAATGTACGAAAGCGGAGGGGCAATTATTTGCCAAACTTTCGTTGACGTCGATCATCCTAGTAAGCAGGTAATTCCTTCTGGTTATAGATATGTGATTCAGAAAGCAGAAGAGAATGACTTTCTGAATTATGTGATCAGGATTTGTACAGCTTTGAAACAGGAGACGACAAAATGGACGAACTAGATTTGATTGAATGGTATAAATGGGTGAGATTCAAGAAAGACATCCATGACATCAGTTCATTGACCAAGAAAATCCTCTTGAATGGGTGGATGGCGCATGGTGTTGTCTGTATCTTTGTGGGCGCTGTGAAGGGTGTTATCAATGTCTAAGGTCATTATCCTTCTATTAATACTATCACCTCTTCAAGCTCAATGGCAGAGGATTCGGCCACAACGAGCACCGGGATATCAACAAAGAGTATGGACTGACGTGACTTCGACGGTGGCAATGGCTACAGCCCCAATCATTATTTGGGAACTGTTGCAAAGAGATCGCTCGAAACCTCAGAAGAACATCATGCGGAATTGCATCGAATTCCGTGACAGAAACAACCTGCAAATTTTCCGTTGCGAAGATGTCAAAGGTCAAGTCATTTATCTGGAGATGCAATGAATATCGATATCGGTGTACATCAAACGCATTGTTGCGCCATCCATGGATGCAAATATGGTGACGAATATTGCTTGGTGGTGCTTGGTGTAGTTAAACAATCATACCCTTGTGAAGATTGTCAGGAGCATTTAGAAATAAATGGTGATGTCGATGATCGATTGTGTGATATCGACTTCCAATTGATTAAGTTGTTGAATTTGCGTGCCAGATTGATTGATTGGATGGTTGTTGATCGTAGCAAATCCCACATGAAGCGCAAAGTCTTTGTTGAGGTCGCTGGTGGGCCTCTTACTCAAGAAGCTATTGATGATATCTTTTTAGCTGTAGATAGGAATATGAGATGATTGACAACATTATCAGGACATTTAAGGGGATTTTGCCACCTTCGACTTGGGATTTGATCTTCGGCCAATTCAAGGTTCATGAGGTCAAATTCAAGAATCCTTCTTATCCAGCAGTCCGGGTGTCTAAGGACTATCTTTTGGTAAAGGTACCGTCCAAAACCAAGCAAATAAGTGAGAACCTATCGAGTGAGGAAGAACCACTAGAAATGTTTGAAGATATCCTGAATCAAATTCGCTCGTATAGGAGGAAGGGAAGACACAATGACCAAAACCAGTTTTGAAGAATTTGAGCTTTTGAAAGATGAATTCGAGAGGAGTGCTTATAATCTCTTATATTCATATTTCGATCTTGAATCCAAAATGACAGGGAAGCCATCGAGAACTGTCGATTCTAATTGGGATTTTACTGGATTCGAAGATTATTATCTTCATGATTACAGGAATTGTGATGATTGGGAACGTCCAGAAATTCTCGAAATAAACAAACATAAATTACAAAGTCGTGAATTGAAATATCTTGAACAAACCGACAATCCCAACTACAACTGTACTATCAAATTACCTTTAAACTGGTTATTTGATGACAATTGGAGTCTGAAGGCTCACGAAAGAATCAATCTGGAACTTCGAGCAGGAGAAGCCAATAAGGATTTACAGAAGTCTAGAGATATGGCAGAGCTTGAGAGAATTAAAAAGCTGTATGACCTCCAATAAAGTCTTCGAGACCCTTGATGACGTGATGGGGTGATTATGACAATTCCGCACACCAAAGAGCTACAACAGATTTATAAATCATTCCAATCAGCAGATAAAATCTTCTTTAATATGGATGATGTGTTGGTGGAATCCTATGAACCCGCATCAGAAGAAGAAATGATTGACTGGGAACTGATCTTTACCAAGACATTTCCTTTACCACAAGGAATGTTCCTTTGGAATTTGGCAACATTGTTTCCTAATAAATCCGTAATTGTCTGGACGGCCAAAGATAGTAAAATGACATGTGCGGAGCCACTGCAGAACTGGATCAGAGATAATCTGGGTGCGAAAATAGAAGTGATATTGGTGAGTCATCCCAAAATGACAACATATCTGAGTGGACCACGAAAGTTGTTAATTGATAGCTCGAAGCAAAACTGTGATGACTGGGAATCAGCGGGTGGGAGTACCCTGTTCATCCAACATCAAGAAGAAACTGTCTGTGTTGATGAACACCAACTATTAAGATCATAATGTTCTACTAATGTTATGCGTTCTGATGGGATTTTGCTGGTGACTAACACAGCGGGTGCTCCGTGGTGATATTTCCAAGTACCCAAGAGACCGTCATGCAAAATTTCTATGGTCCTATCATCACTTGATAGCAGAACGTCATCGTCAGACAACTGCACCGCTAACTTAACAATACGGGTGCTGGCTTTGGTCATAACTTGCCACAGAATCGATCCAATATGCTCATCTCCCCGTAATTCTCTGGTCCAAATCCAAATCGCAGAAAATTCCCCCAAATGTTTGATTAATTCAGGTTTGGTTACAGGTTGAGGAATGAGACCCTCGTTTTGGATGTGGTGCCAATTCTCAATACTGGTATAATGAAATCCTGATATCATAATGTTGAACTGTCAACACCAATATGTATGGCTGTCCCACCCAGTAATTCCCAATCATAACAATTCTTTTTCGAATCGTCAACCAAGACTCTCTTTTTGGCACTCAAATATTTCTTTAATTCTGGGTGATTAACAAGTGTTATTCTGGTATCAGAACCCAGAATCCGTTTGGACCATCTCAATTTAGAATCCATACACTCCACTTTATCACCTCTAATTGCACCAAGGACTATTGGCTTGTGATGATGTTTGGCAATCGACCACAGGTGGACACCAATTGGGAGTGGTGGCGCATTTAGGAAGAAATCATTCCAATCAGTTATATTTTCCCACCTATCATTGTCTGATTTATTCCATGATTTGTTGGTTAATTTCTGATAATGTCCCGAAAAATCGACCAACACATTATCCATATCGAAAAAGATCTCTTCAGCTGTTTCGAAAATTCTGGATATATTCACTAAATCGTATGCTGTAAATGGTGTGTTTAATGTGATCATTATAGTCTTGGATCAATCGGCTCTGCATTAAGTGACAATGAATGCATACAGATATTAAATCTTTCCATAGCATCCTCTGTAGCCAAGCTCTTCATCGCCAATTTGTGTTGTAAGGCTGATAGCATTCTCTTGCGTCCGAGTGGCCTTCTCTGAAGCTTTTCCAGACTGCTGAGGTACTCAGGGCCATAAATGATTCTGAGGTATTCCTTGCCACGTACTTTGATACCGGGAACAGTCATTTTGCCATCATTTTGTATCACCGACAATCCATTATATGGCTTGATTACAATACCTTCTCCACCTTCGTTAGTTAAATGATAGAAGAATTCTTCGAATTTATCAATATCGACTGTGTATTGTGTCTTTTTAAACAATCCGGGATCTGCAACAGAGAGACGATCTGCTATTGTCATATGGTAAATTTGGCTCATACAACCACAATCATAAGCATCCCATTTCAAAATGGCGAATGGAGCAATTTTGATATCATCTTTATCGCCGATATACTGATTTAACGCCTTGACTGACAGTTCATAATCACTAATTTTGTTGGCATATTTGGTTGAAATCTCGGGGTATCGTGATTTTAAGGCATTCGACAACTTCTGGAATTTAGTCAAACCAGCGACAAACATTGGTTTGAATTGACGTTCTATCAATCCGTGTGCTTTAAGATTCCACGGCATAATTTCAGCATCTATGACTATCGCATCATAAAAAGAAATCCCGGCCAAATGGAGTGCAATATGGATTCGGGAAAGCAGTGCCTTCTCTTTCGTTTCATCATCAAAGAACTTCTTGCCTGATCTGGTATAAATCATACCATCACCATTAGGCCGCAAAACAATGATCCCTCTTGAACCCATGTGCTTCTCTTGAGCCATTAAGTTAGTTATACCCTTGGAAGCATAATAAGAAATCGCTGTACTCGGATGCTCAAGAACACCTGTTTCGATAACAGTCTCAGCGGGTGAAATCGTTGGTGGGATATACCACAGATACTTTGGATGTACTCCATGGAAGTGATATTCCTCTAGACCCGATTTCAATTTTTCTTTCTTGAAATAATAGTCATCCTCTGGGAGTATTCGGCTTTCATGTCTGATATAAAATGAGCGATGATCGATATCATAAGCATTTTCCTTGCTGGTGATCACAGCCAGAGAACTAGGATATTCACCCTCTTTCTCTTCACCCACACCAGAAATTTTCACTACGAATTGTGATTCGGGGAAATAAGCATTCAAATGATCCGTTAGCTCTCCTCTTGTAAATTCGAAACGATGATCCCAATGACGCAACTGATCTTCTTTAAGGCCGGGGAAGAACTTATTATAAGTCTTGTTGGGGGTGGTGATAACCAATTTCTTCGGCTTATATTTCTTGATGTTACTCCACATGATGAACATTTGATCAGGATCGATATGTTCAATTACCTCAGTCATCACGATTGTATCGAACCCAAGTCCGTGTAGTGCCTGATCGCCAATCACAGCCGATCCAAATTTGATGGTGATATTAGGATCTTTGCACTTCTTTTTGGCGATAAAAAGATCTTTGCTGGAATAATCGATACCATAGATCTTTTTATCCGGATACTGTTTGTTAAATCGTCCGAGAAACTTGCCAGTGCCACATCCTATCTCAAGCGTGAAAACACTATCTTGTACTTCGTTCAATACAGCTATATGGCGGGATTCGTGTAGGTTTACAAAATGTCCTCTGGTTGATTCGTCGTTGGTGTGTTCAGCATTGAGGATGTCTTCATCATCTTCAATAGCATCTTCTACCAGACTTATTAATCCTTTGCGATAACCCAAGAACCGCTTCAATATCCAGTCCTTTTTCGGGTGATCTCTCAGCCAAGACTCGGTTTTGTCGATTAATTTATGCGCCTCATTGTCGTTGATTATGTAATGCTTTTTGCCATCGAATAAAGGGACCAAAATGTAAATGTGATTCAGCACTTCACTTAGATTGGTATTTTTCTTAAGAATTAATGTCTTGTAATTGTCACAATCCGACTGATCTTGGAGAACGGTTTCATAACCCAGAGGTTCAAAGATTTCCAGTGGGAACCCCGAATCTTTAACGGACAAATTAGGGATTTCTACCTCGATATCCCACACATATTCAGGCACCGTGTTTAATGCACTCTTGATGCAATTGTTCATCGCAACTGTTAGAAATGTTGATGGTATGAATGGTCTGTCGTTTACGTAACTGTCGCTATTGCCTTCTTTCAATTCGGTGATAGCATCCATTTCGACGTCAAAAGCGAATTCTACTAGTTCACTCTCATATTTCAAATAATAAAGCCTTGCAGTACCACCACTAACTTCTTTTTCAAAGATTTTGTCAGGATTCTTGCCAAGAATATATGAGACCTTATCGGCGTCTTTACCAGAAATGCGGAATAACATTAGCATGATACCATTATATCACGGTTATTCATTACAAAGAAACTGTTCATGTGATATAATAAAAACAACATATGTCTAATGAACGAATTTTAGTTAAAATCAGAACAGTATCTTCTCTTTTACCAATCCCAAATGCCGACATGATTGAAATAGCGGTGGTGGATGGATGGAAAGTCGTAGTTAAGAAAGGAGAATTCAAAATTGGTGATTCTGGATTGTATTTCGAAATCGATTCTTTCTTACCATTTGAAGATTCCCGTTTCGAATTCCTGCAGAAATCCGGAGTAAGAGAATATGAAATACCGGGAAGAGGTATCCTGAAGGGGATGGTCCTACGAACTGTCAGACTCCGTAAGCAATTGAGTCAGGGTCTGCTATTACCATTGACGTCATTCCCCGAACTCGATCTTTCTGAGAATGATGATACTCCTTCTTTACAGGATCAACTCAATGTAGTTCTCTATGAACGGAAGATTCCCAAAGAAATCTTTGACAAGGTTATTGGTTTCATTCCGTCTTTTCTGAAGACTAAACAGGAGAGAATCCAAAACATCTCAATAGAGGATTTGGGCATTTATAGCCAATTTGAAATCACCGAGAAATTAGATGGTGAATCAATGACTGTCTTTTTAAAAGAGGATCAATCAGTTGGCGTCTGTATGAGAAATTATGAACTGAAACAGGATTCTTTGTTTTGGCCGACTGCTCTATCGTATGGATTGGATAAAATCTTGAAGGAAACATTCGAGAATTCCGGATATCAATTAGCATTTCAAGGTGAATTATTCCCTCATTACGGCAAGAATAAGTTTTTTATTTTTGATATTGTGGATATGAAGACACAAACGAAATTGCTGCCCGAAGAACGCGCTCTAATTCTGAATATGTTCCCCCAATTGGATGCAGTTCCAGTGATCGGTTTTCATACCATCAGCCATTTCATCACAGATTGTGAGATTACTGTTACTGTTGTTGACCAGATTTTACATACTGCTGGTGGTATGTCGATCATGGGACATTTTCAGAGAGAGGGTCTCGTTTTCAAATCAATGGTTGATCCGAATTTATCCTTCAAGGTCATCTCCAACAGCTTTTTAGAAAAGGAAATCAAATGAAATACATTATGTTCGAAGTAGAATTAGAGGGTGGCGTCAAGCAAAAGATCCCATTCATTTTCCCGTCTTTTATGGTCCATTCCGAAATCGCGAAGTATATGGAGATGTATATGCATCGCATCCATGATTTTGAATCAAAAGTCATCAGTGCTGGAGAAATTAGACTGGGTGACTCGACTACGACTGGTGATTCGGAGACCCTGAAAGTCAAGTCCCATCCAAATGATGCCAGAACTATTACTGATTACCGCTTCTTTGGCGGATTGGCATAATTTCATGATAACGAGAGAGGTTCTTAGATACCATATTTGGCACACAAATGAATATATGTGCAACTCAAGAACCCCTTTCGTTATCTAATCAGTGGAGGTTGTCACTCAAATGAACAACACAGATACGAATATAAAATGCTTGTGCGGCTGCGGCGGCACACCGATCAAAGGTCAATTCTTGCCGGGACATGATGGAAAACTTCATCATATGTTGAAACTGGTCGTCAACAAGACCATACCGATGGAAGATATTCCGACTATCGTGATATCTAATCGCAAATCGATCAGACTCATCAGCAACAATGAGGGCTACAAGAGATTGATCAACAAAGCGGCCAAGCTAATGTCAGTACACGCTTAATCATTTCTTTTTGATTTCGTACTTCAAGCCAACTGTTTTTTCGGTGAAAATTACGAACAGCCAACCTTTGTCTTTACAATATTCAGTCGCGGCCTTCCATTTGGCTTGATTGACCGCGAAGGTTAGCTGTTCGTTAATTTTCTTGTTTTTGTGGGTGGTGACAGGTGGTAATGTTTGTGCCAGCGGCTTGACTTCGATCAAGGCTATCTGAGTCGAACCATCTTTCTTCCTGTACTCCACCCAGAAATCAACCATATATCTATGGACCTCATTATCCAGAGGCGAGATGTATGGTATGATTATCTCCTCAGAACCCCACCGAAGATAACAGGAATGGTTATCGAAGGCTTCCATGGCTCTTTTCTCCCATGAGCTAAGGAACCGTATTCTCTCAGGGTCTCCAATATACTTTTGTGGATTTCTGGGAGTGAATTTACCCTTAACTGTGTTTTGGAAGGCCAGACATATATTTATCTAAATGGGATTTCTCTCATTGGATTTCCTCCAACAAACGATCAGCATAATCCTCAAGTTGTGTACAGCGTCGATCAGCATGCTCGAACAAGAAATGTGGTATGTATAATGCAACTTGCCACACCCTAAAAATGAGTGATATGATCCAACACGCAACCACAATAATTACGAACAAGAAATTCGTTGCGTTTCTCATATTTTCTCTATCTCCAGATATTTGATCCCCAGAATTTTCATTCGATTAGCTATTAATCTTCGGATAGCCAAATCAAGATCTTGCGTTGGCTGTGTGTTTGAATCCCAATCTCTACAAGTATTGTTAGAAGTCTCAATAATTGTTTGTTCATTCCATGATGGGTCTATTATAAAAGTTACTTTTTGCATTCGTTTTTGTGTCTCAATATGGTCTCATCACTCAATTTGTAAGCCAAGACAGCTTCCTGTTCATAATACTTGATGGTGAAATCGATTATTTTTTCAATTTCTGCTCTTATAGCTAAAATCCTTACTGGAATCATCCTCTCTTCGAACAATTCATTGTAATGAACCCACTGCCCTTTGCTGACAGGCATGATTGTCAACCCACCAGAGATCGATCTAACTTCCTTATCCCATACTCTGTGGAATCGAGTTCTAAACGGTTTGCCTTTATTACTCACCGTTGGTACTAGGATCTCCCATAGAGACTTAGTGGGTTGGGTGATACTCTCCTCGAAAATTATCACATCATCTTTTGGTGTTACCTCTATAAGAGAACTCACCTGTAAAGCAACGAGACCACCAAATGTATAAATCAAAGATTCATATTCTTTCAATGGTCTCATGGGTACAGGAATTGGGGCAACTTTCGAACCGGGTCCATAATCCACCATTCGTTCACGAGGGAGAAGATTCACCGTTGCCGCATCTTCTCGCAAAAGACCTAATTGTTCTACTTGAGGCGCACCCTTTCCATCAGGTATCACCATACCATTTTTATCATACATCAAAACGACATCATATAACATAGTGCGATTCTTTGTAATTCGAGCAGCGGGATCGAACCATGATTTGACTGGACGATTACGATCCCACTCAGGAGCTTCCTCTCCAGTGGCTTCAAAATATTCATCCCGATTGTTGAATATGGGGAACAAGTACAAATCATTGATGGGGAATACCCCTGCTTTTTTGTTGTTCATAACATTATGCGGGGATAAATTTTCCATTGTTTGCTATCATGTTTCTCATAATAGCTCTCAAGCGTTTCTTAGAATCATTAAATCTTTCCCCAAAAGCTTTGGCAATTTCTAATTGATGTGTAAGCCTACGTGAATATCGCGTCATCGACCCCATATGAAGTTCATCATAATTCCCGGTGAAATATCCGGTGAAATTCTCACATTCAAAAGCAGTTTCTATCAACAGCAATTGTTCTGCAGTAAACACTTTCAGTAATCTATCTGCTAGATCATAACTCTCGACACCCACAACATTACCTTGCTGTAATTCGAACACAAAGTCATTTTGAAGAGATACGACTGATAATAAACAAGCTCCCAGAGCACAAACTCTGCAGTTTGTTTTTAATTTATCCGCAATTAGTTTGACGTCATCTAAATCAAAAATTTTCTTCATTTGTTTGCTGGTAAGTTGGGTCTGCTCAACGAACATCCCGGTCATAACGTACAACCTTCTCGTGGACTTCAATACATCTTGAGCTACAGCAATTCTCAATTCGGCTTTAGTCTGTTTCATGCAATTTCACTTTCTGAATGTGGGTTTGGTACTAATGAGGATACTTCTTTTGTGATGTCTTTGTGATCAAAAATATGGAAAAATCGCCATTCCTGATAATCGACGATTTGTGGTTCTGGTTCTGCTCCATTTTTCATCACAATAGTCTTCTGAGCTTTGAATTTTTTGTGGAAGAATCCGTGAATAAAGTCGTTTTTCATCTTGCTCACATCCATACCGTCTTCTGCAAGCATTTTGCGGATATCAGCGGTCGATTTCTTGAATAATCTGGTGTGGCCGTAATGTTTTTGTCCAAGAGAGGAGATGGCATTCCTTTGGGCATCAAAGAATCTCCATGTAAAATAGTTGGAGATTTCTACAGGGTCAGCGATGACAAGGACCCTCGCATCAAAGGAAGCTGGATTTGGTATCAACTGCGGCAGGACCAGTTGATTTATTTTTGCATTGAAATGGGCTGTGAAAAGTGAGGACGAAATCGAAATGATCTTTTGCAAATCGTATCCAAACCATCCGTCAGTGACGTATGAATCATAATCGGTCAACCACAGACTAGCCTCATCAGATTGTGTATATGTCAATTTGCAACCCGGAATATGTTCTGCCAATTTCAGACTAGCATACTTCATGGATTCGGTCAGACGCTCATCAAATGGTTTGATTAATTTTTTGGTGTAGGTATGGAAAGCTTTGCCATCCAACCTAATTACCAGATTAGTCTTTTTTGGTAGTATTCCTTTGTACGGATTTTCGTACTTCTCTTTCATCCGATCGCCGATTGGGTCTGAAAATGACATAAGATTTTGTTATGGTCCTCATCCACCATTATACATTATAATGGTGGTCACAGGAAAGCTACACATGAATAATCCCAACTCTAAAATGATTTTTGAATATAACGGTCGTTCTTATAGACTATCGTTTAGATATTCTTTTTCAACACCGCAAGTTACTACCACTTGTGAAGTTCTGGATATGACTGATCGCCCACCAGAGGCAGTCTTCATCGGTGAAACATATCTGTCCAAGAAGGATCGGTTTGTTAAGTACGTAGGACGCGATATCGCTCTCGGTAGGGCATTGATGGCATCTAGTGATAATGAATTCCGTCTGGCGGCACGTAAATGCTACAACGATCGCCAGAAGCGAAAGAGAGAACTGGCAAGTCAAAATGCATAATTCGATTTTAGCTGGTACAGGTCATAGATTAGAAGTTTTGGGTTCTAAACAAGACTTCGTGAATCAATTCGCTTTCGAAGTCTTGACCGAAATGAAACCATCTAAAGTTATCAGCGGTATGGCGCAAGGATGGGATCATGCCCTTGCCCATGCCGCATCAGAATTGGGTATCCCTTTCATTGCTGCTGTACCATTCAAGGGTCAAGAATTTGTCTGGTCCGAAGAAGCTAAACAGGCTTATTTTGATCTCTTGGATAAAGCTTCTGAGGTGGTGTATGTCTGCAAAGGTGGATATGCAACCCATAAGTATCATGAACGAGATAAATGGATGGTCGATCATTGCGAAGAATTGTTGGCTCTCTGGAATGGTCAGCAATTCGGTGGTACATATAAGACTCGAAATATGGCTATAGCAGCGAAAAAGAATGTCATGAATGTTTGGCCGGGATGGATTGATTACAAATCACAAAACTCATGAAGCGTCTTTTTGTTATTTCCGATCATCATTTTTATCACCATAACATCATTGGCTACACTGAAAGACCTTTTGAGTCAATTGATGAGATGCATTCCGTTATGATCCAGAAATGGAATGATGTTATTAGTCCAGACGATGTAGTTCTCCATAATGGCGATTTTCATCTAGCCAAGATCTCCAGAGGAAAAAAAGGTCCAACCAAGGAACAGGCAGAGATGCTGGACTTTGATAGGACCCTTCAAGTTGTCTCAGCTTTGAATGGGACAAAATGGTTGATCAAAGGAAACCATGATTTGCATTCGAATGATTTTTATTTCAGATGCGGATTCACAAAAGTAAAAGAAGACGGTCTTCATTTGTTTGATGAATGGGCTTTTTCTCATCGTCCTCTTTTCGAAGCAAGGTATCAGAATCAAAAGGCACCCCTACAAATTGATAAGTGGTTTCATGGTCATATCCATAACAAAATATCTGCAGAAGCCAAACCAAATTTCCATATCAATGTTAGTGTCGAAGTGTTGGATTACACACCTTTGCTGATTAGTGAGAATCAAGATAAAATCACAAAGATGGATCGTTTCTTTTAGATTTATCCATTACATACAATCCAAGATCAATTTTTAATAAAAATACTACATGAAAATAGAAAACAAATCTAAATTCCTCGAATTGCTAAATAAGGGAGTTCTCGGAAATTACTTAAGGAAATGGGATAGACTTGATGATGTATTATCTGCCAAATCTCCAACCACACGCTTCTGCTCTCTTCGATCTAGATCCAAAGACAGTCCTCATTTTGTCCCTAATATTCTTATTAGCGATATCGTTCGATGGTTCAAAGAGAAGAATCTAAACCCAAGAGATTTCTATTTTCAAGAAATTCCGCATTATATTAATTGTGATGGTATTGGCTGTGATGGATGTGGAAGATTAGCCAATTTCGAAATAGCTCGTATCGAACCTCATTATCTCTATATGAGAGCAGGATGTCAACCAAAATTGAACCTGCGCCACGATCTTGATCGGTATGGATATGACGTCTATGATCTTAAGGCCCTTAACAAATTAAAGCACTACGGGATCGATGGGATTGTACAAGATCTCTTTGACAGTTATCCATCAGCAGTTATTGAAATGTCAGTTTTCGAGACACCTGTTGGAGTGTTCAACCAGAAACACGTTATTTGGGAAGTGAGGGACTATTAAATGCAACATTATGTAATTGGGTTTTTGTTTGATGAAGAATATCAAAAAGCGGTGATGATTGAGAAGAAGACTCCAGAATGGCAAAAAGGACTTTGGAATGGAGTGGGTGGGAAAGTAGAACCCAATGAGGACCCTTATGGTGCGATGTGTAGAGAATTCCGTGAAGAGACTTCAGTAACCTACAATGACTGGATTCTTAGTGCTACATATTATTTCCACCGGGCATCCACAATCCATGTTTTTTATGGATCAACAAAACTAGAAAATTTCGACTTCAAAAGCGTAACTGTTGAAAAAGTCGCAATTTTGGATGCAAGCCCACGTCGAGGAGTGAACGTGGTTGAAGGTGTAAACACAATGATTAGTATGATAATGGAGCAAGTATATGGGAAGATTTGATCCGAAAGACATTTTCATTAATCGTTATCAATTCATAAAGAACCGATTCGCTATTTCTGCTCGTATTCCCGTTGAAAATGTTATTGTTGATTCTTATGTTGATGAATTGACAAAAGAATTGGTAATGAGATTGGAAATCGAGATGTGGGGTTATTCGAAGGTTGTAGAAAAAGAGGAATCTAAGCTAGAAGATGTGGAAATTAAGGGCGTATTGAAAATGCCTAAATGGTTGAAATGGTTGAAAATAAATGTCGTATGTAGATCCAAAGCTCTCACCAAAATTTATAACACACACAAAATTACCACTTATTGCCCTTACATGGAAGGCGGCAAAGATCGTATGATGACTTATGCAATATATAATGGTGAACCATTTATGATGAGTGCTGCCAGATTCGAAGCTTTGACCAGATTGGAAGAAGCATGCAAAACTGGTGATCACAATAGTATCATGAACGCTTCATCTTATTTACAGATGCTCAAGGCTCGCCATGAGGCTAAAGAACATGCACAACACAAAGCATAACATTAGTAAAATCTGTGATTTGGCAAAAAGCATACGCCAAAACAGAGAACTTGGTTATCCGAATCACGAGAATTTCTTTGAAATGGTCCAACTAGCCAAAGGTTTCTCTCATGATCAAGATACCCAAGTGGGGTGTGTGATCTCGACTCTGGATGAGAAGAATTTCGTATTGGGTGCTAATCGCCTAACTAAAGGCGTAAAATGGTCTCATGAGCGAACGGTGAGACCAACGAAATACGAATTCATAGAACATGGGGAGAGGACGGCCATACCACGTTTCATCAAGAAATATGGACATAAAAAACTCGCTCAGAGCAAAATATATCTTGATGGTTACCCATGCCCTGAATGTACTAGGCAGTTGAGCTTGTTTGGAGTTCGTGAGATTTGGTTGGATGAGACTTTCATGACGAACTGGACAGACAATCCGATATGGTATGAACGTGAGAAGAAATCCAAAGAAATTCTGGCAGAATCAGATATAAAGGTATTCATTTATGCGAAGATTATTAGTTGATTTTCATATCCCACCATTTAAAGTCGGCCAGAAGGTCAATGTTTGGCCGAATAGACCCGACAAATTCGAAGGTGTAATATTGTCTGTTGATGGTAATAAATTAGAAGTCAAAAACAATATGACTGGTCTCGTTTATCAAATTATGGATCACGAAGCCATCAAAGCTTTAACCGAAAGCAAATTGCTTTTGGAGGATAATTAAATGACAGACCTCGAATATTCATTAATTTCCAGAGCGATCGATTTCTCTGATAAATGTCATAAAGATCAACTATATGGTGATGTCCCATTTATCACACATCCTACAAAAGTGGCTGAGATTGTAAGGGCGCATGTCGGTCATCTACCGCCTGATACACAAGCTGTACTCATAGCTGCTGCGTATTGCCATGATATTTTGGAAGATTGTAAACATGTTTCTTTTAAGGAATTAGAATCGGCCACAAGTGAAGAAGTGGCCGATGTTGTTTATAATGTCACTAATGAGTTGGGTAGAAACCGCAAAGAAAGATGGAATAAAACTTTTCCGAAAATCAAAAATTCATGGAAGGCTGTAATAGTGAAATTGGCTGACCGTATCGCCAATTCATCATCGGATAAGGGAAGCTCTAAGTACGAAATGTACAAGAAAGAATATCTTAATTTCCGAAGAGGTTTGTATGGTGGGTATTACAGAGATGATAATGTCCAACTCGTTATTTCTGGATTATGGGATGTTCTGGATAAATTATATGAGTAAAAGTGTGTTTGATGCTGGATACATTTATTGCCCTTACATCCCCCTATTCATAGAGCCATATGTACCTTATCGATGCCTTAATGAAGAAGATAAATTAAAAAGACGTAATGGGAGGAAAGAATATCTGATGAAATGTCCATCTTTTCCCTATAGTTGTACTGGTCACTGTTCTACATCAGAATTTGAGAAAGAAATTGATGGATTGGTCTCGAAGGAATTCGGTCATGAGTAAAGTACCCAAAAAAGAATGGACGGAAAAAGAAATATTGTTCGATAAGTACGTGAATTGGAGTGAAAGCCGTATGCAGGTCAGACGTATCGAAGGCAGAATGGGAATTCATAATATGACCAAAGAATTAGGAAAAGAAGAAATGGAACGAATGTGGGAACGTATTAAATAGTTTTGTGGCCGATACTCTTATACCTACTTCAGAACGAGACCAATCCTTAGGAGGTCTTAAGGATGGAGAATATAAGTATGCCAGTTTCATATATCCACAAAATCTTGCTGCCCCAAATTCTGGTTATCCGCATTATGTCGTTTTTTTCATAAATCAAACCAACAACACCCAGTTTACTACTCGTAATGTAGGTAATAGAGCACCCACTGATCTTCCTACTGTCAATCAGAATATACAGAGAGTCACAGGAAGCGCTCAGACGCCTTCTACGTCATCAAATGCCACTGGTGCTATTGCAAATTTAAAGCAACCCATTTCTCGGGTCTCCACGGCTATTGTCCTTTATTATCCACACGAAATTCAACTCCAACAACAGGCCCAATGGTCACCAGCAGAAACCGGATCGGCGGGTGCCATGATGGAAGCATTTCAGAACGGTAAAAGTGTTGTAGATACTGCTGGCTGGTGGTGGTTGGGTAAAGCCGGGGAACGTGGCGCTGAATACCTAAGCCGTATGACCAACATGAATTTGAAGGATGTGATTTCTAGAGCAGGTAGAGTCGCCATCAATCCCCACCAAGAAGTGTTGTATAATGGTCAGAGCTTTAGACAATTCACTTTCAATTACAGATTCATGCCCCAGTCACCTGAAGAATCGGATCTGGTTGATAACATAGTCAAGGCATTCCGCTTTTATGCTGCTCCTGAATTATTACAGTCTGCCCAAAGTAGATTCTTCATTTATCCTGCTGAATTTGACATCAAATTTTACAGTCATGGTGAGGAGAACAGATACTTGAATAGAATCACCACTAGTGCCTTGACGGACATCCAGTTAAATTACACTGGTTCGAGTGCTGGTTGGGCGGGTTTCCGTCCTACAGGGAGAAATGACAAGACTGGTTCTCCTCCTGTTGCTCTTGATTTGACCTTGACCTTCACTGAGGTCGCCATCATCACCAAGAAGGAAATTCTTAATGGTTACTAAATTCCAAAGTTTTCTCTCTGAAGAAGCCAAATATGAAACTTTTTATCACGGCAGTACTCACGAAATAAAAGAGTTCAATCTCGATCAGGTTGGAAATGGCCATGATCAAAATGGACCCGGCATTTATTTGACAAATTCATGGGATGATGCTAGAGGATATGGTAAGTACGTCTGCACTTTCAAATTCAAGTTGCCTATTATCAATTTGATGAAAGAGACAATGTGGGTTGATCCTAAAGAGATTGAAAATCTCATAAAAATTGCTCCACAAGTCGAGTATAATTTATCGGATTGGGATGAAAATCCCGCAAAGGGTCTCGTAAAGGCAACTAATGCTGTATTGGATCATTGGGGACCCAAACAGTACTGGGAAGCACTGAAGCAGGTATGGTATGACCATTATCGATATGATGCCAAAGATTTTTTGCAGAATATCAATAGACGTTGGGTCGGCATCAAAATTCCACGAGAAAAATCAGTCATCCATTTTGTTGTCTTTAGACCAGATTTCCTAAATAAGAATAGAGTCCATGAAAATTAAAAGAAACGCAGTCAAATGTAAGATTTGTGGGAATGTTATTGAATCCAAACATACATGGGATTATGTCATTTGCGACTGTGGACAAGTGGGTGTTGATGGTGGTAAAGACTACCTAAAAAGAATTGGCAGAAGTGAGAACATGGAAGAACTGAGTGAATACTTCGATGAAAGTTCTTCCTAATGGCTCAACACTATCTTTCAAGTTATGGTTATAAACATTGGGGGTGGATCGAACCCAATGGTAAAATTGTTGATGGTGCAAAGAGTGATTTCAACAATCATTATGAATTACTAAAAGATTTACTTGGTGAGAAATTTGCAAACTCTGGTCACAAAATAGAAAAAGACGGTTGGGTAAGATGGGCGTCTGACAAAGATGGCAATATGCACTTTGAATTCATGAACCCCAAATCAATACCCAATGTCATTCGATTCATTAAATTGACTTCTGTAGCTCACACGTTTACATTTGATCATCCAAAATCAGATAGATCCCCCATGGACGAGAAAAAAGCGTTGATATGGTTAAAGAATCTGGGGAAGCTCCAAGAAAATACTAATTTAGACGAATATTCAAAATGGCCGATTATTCGTGATGGTATGATCGGTGATTTGGAAATTACTGACAAAATCGATAATAAAGACTCGATAGGTGCTACTTTTGATGATTACATGATTCTGAAGGGAATAAGAGAAATTCCTCTTGATGATTTAGGGGAAGGGCCGGGAGATTCTCATCAGTATAGCCAAAGAGTAAAAGATTTGGCTGATCAAATATCGACAAATAAAAGAATTATGCCGCTGATAGTGGCCGTCGACGCCGATGGTCCTTGGATATTGGAAGGCGCACATCGAATTGATGCATTGGATTATCTTAAATATAAATCAATCCCCGCTTTGGTGGTGATATCTCGTGATGGAGTTTTGAAAGAAATGCATAATTTTGCCAAATATAAAAATTGGGGGTGGGTTGATGATGAGGGTGTGATTATCGATGGTGATGAAGTCACAAGAGACGGGACTCATGACGAGATCTGTAGAGAAGCCGGGTTTTCATCACATCAGGCACTCAAGGCTGGATGGATAAGATGGCTTATTGATGATGAGGAACTAAATGCTGAATATTTACCATCGAAAGAAACCTCTAAGCATCTTATCAAATTCATTACGAAATCAAAATATCATTTTAGAACTGTGACGTTAGATGAACCCGGTAATGGAGGGTGGCGATATTTTGACAATGATTTTAAAGCAATACAGCATCTGAAAAAGAGGTTAACATAATGGCTGATTTGGGATTGATAGCACGCATTCAAGAGAGAATGAGGAGAGAAGGTCTCAAACCTCTCACCAAGAAATCTAGAGAATGGTTGCGAGATAAAGTATCTGGGATGTCAAAAAGACCAGATCGTGACAAGTTGTTACGTGAGGCCCAAACCGTCCCAAATGCCCTCGTTGGTTCTCTTTATATGTTCTATTATTCTCCGAAATTTCAGAATGATGAAACAGTGCTGCCTTATTATGACCGATTTCCCTTGGTACTTCCGTTTAGTGAACAGAATGATCGCTTCACTGGTCTGAATCTCCATTATGTTGATTACGTAACCAGAGTAGCTATTTTTGATCGATTGTTAAGATTAGCCAACAACAGAAGATTCGATAGATCGACACGATTAAGGCTTTCTTGGGAAGCTATTGTGGCAATTGCTAATATGCCAGCTATGAGAGCTTGTATCCACACTTACCTGAATTCTCACGTCTCCAGCAGATTCATTTATGT